CCCGATCGCCACCGCCGGGGGGGCCTCGCCCGGCTGCAGCGCCCCGGTGCCCTCGCCCCACACGTTGGGGCCGTTGGCTTGCGTCTGCTGGGTGCGGATCCCGTAGGCCACGACCGGCGGGCGATCGGCGTCCATGGTGTAGCTGGTGCCGTCCTGGCGCACGCCCAGCCCCGGCTGGCGGTAGGCCCCGTCGCCGCTGCGGTGCGTGGCATCGGGGTGGATGCTGTAGGCCACCAGGGCCTGCCGCCCCTCCCCGTCCTCGCTGGGAGTCGATCCTTCGGCTCTTCTGGCGTCCGCCCCCTCGGACCGCAGCGCCGGGGCTACCTCGGGCGCGTAGGCCACCGCGTCGTGGCGCGTGGTGGACAGCGCGCCCGTGTAGTCCCCGGCCCGGGCCACCCAGCTGCGCCCCCGCCCGGTGCCGGTGTGCGGGCTGTCGTCGCCCTGCTGCCAGGCGAAGGCCACCGCAGGGGGGTGGGCGCCCGCCGCCAGGGGGTGGCAGGGATCCCCTACCTTCGGCTCGGAGTAGTTGAGGTGGCTGGTGACCTGGGTGGTGTCGAAGGGGAGGACCTGGGGGACGAACGTCATCCGCTCGACGTCGGGCGCCCAGCTACGGCTTCCAGCGCCGCCGCCAAGGGTGCCGGCAAGATCCGGCCCCGCTTCTCGGCGCGGCGCAGGATCCCGGCGCAGGCTCTCGGGCTCAAGGAGTACCGCTGCAGATGCTCCCCATGCTCCAAGATGTGCGACAACGAAGACGCGGCGGCGCCGTTGGGGCACTCCGAAATGACGGCCGTCGAGAACCCTGAAGGCGTACCGAAACCCGCTGTGCCCCAACGCCCCGAGGAAGGCACCAAAGTCCCGTCCTCCTCCTGCCGACAGGAGGCCGGGGACATTTTCCATGACCAGCCAACGGGGCCGTAGGCGGCCAGCCAGCCGAGCGAACTCGAAGAGCAGGCGACCATCGTCGCCATCCATTCCCGCTCGCTCTCCAGCGACCGAGTAGTCCTGGCACGGGGGCCCGCCGACGAGGAGCTCAATTCCTCCGAGTCGCTCCACAGTCTCAGCTGTGATGGCGGTTGCGTCGCCGAGGTTCGGGACATCAGGGAAACGCTCCTTCAGGACGGCGGCGCAGAACGGATCGATCTCAGCGAAGGCGACCGGTGTCCACCCCAGCCGGGTGAACGCCAGATCTGCCGCCCCGATGCCGGAGAAGACGCTCAGGTAGCGCAGCGTCATCGCAGGGGCGGCTCGATCTGGCCCGCCTCGACCACCTGATCCCACGCGCTCGGCTGCGCCCCGGCGCCCGCCTTCCACCAGTCCTCGGGCACCGCCGAGAGGTGCCAGTGGGGCGCCAGCGGCTCCCCGTCCGCCAGCAGCTGCAGCCGGGCGGTCAGCAGGGCCATCGCGGCGCTGGGGGCCTCGATCGTCTCGAGCCACCAGCACCGTTGGCTCGTACTGCCCGGATCGGACAGCACCCGCACCTTGTAGCGCCCGGATCCGTCGTCGGCACTCGCCGTGTTCCTCGCCAGGGTCATCGCACGTTCCCTTTCGCCCAGGCCGGCCGTCGAGCGGCCTCCGGGCCTCAGGAGTATACCCACAAAGTGGGTGGCGGATCCGGCCGATGACAGACACAAAAAAGGGGGGGGCGACAGCTGTCGCCCCCCCTCGGTTGTGCTTTTATGCGTTATCGAAACCGCTCGGGCTCATACTCCGGGCCGAGGCGGACGAGGAGGGCCGTCGCCTGATCGAGCGCCCCCCTGGCGTCGGCGCGGTCGCCGGAGTGCATCCCGTCCGCGAGCCGGCGCAGCGCGGCGTACAGTTCTCGGGCGTCGCTGCGGACGCCCCCCGCGTCCGTCGCCGCCGCCGCGTCCGGCCCCCGCTCGTCCAGCAGGAACAGCGGCCAGACCTGATTGAGCCCGCCGGAGTGGACGCAGCGCAGCTTGCCGGCGCGCTCCAGCCGGTACAGCTCGTCCTTGACGGACTGCCACGACGCGGCCCCGAGCAGGTCGGCCACCTCCTCGAAGCGCAGGTAGGGCTTCGGGCCGTTCTCCCACCGGGGCCAGCGGCGCCGCAGCGCGGCGAGTATGTCGTCGTCCACCTGGAACCTCGTTTCTTGAACCCTAGTGCGAGTTACTTTTCGTGAGGGCCAGGGCGTCAGGGCGCACTCCCCCACTCCCATCTCCGCACCCGGCGGGCCAATCCTCTACACCCCGCAGCGCGAATAGGGTCAGTCGGTCGCGTACAGCGCCCGCAGGAACGCCAGGGCGTCGGCCTGGAGCGGGTGCCCGTCCTTGCAGGCGACCCGGCTCACCCGCTCGATCTCGTCTGCGGTGATGCCCATCAGGAAGGCGGTCGGCGCCTCCGGCCCGTCCTTCCACTCCCGCAACAGCGCCGCCGCCGTCCTCTCGGCCACCTGAAACCCCATTTCTTGCGCGCTAAGTGCCGCTAACGCTCGTCGTCGACGGCGATGCCCATCGCAGCCAACGCATCTTCCACGTCGAGGCGGAACAGCAGCGCCGCCCGGTCGGGCATCGGCACCAGCTCCTCGGCGGGCGGCTGGGGGGCGTTGGGGCTGTGGGCCAGGACGTCCAGGGCCAGCCGGTAGTCGGTCACCCGGCGGTGGGCGGCGCACTCGTCCTCGACGTACTCGCTCAGGGTCATGCCCCGCACGGCCCCGTCGCGCAGGTCGGTCGCCACCCGGTCGGCGGTGGTCTGCACGTCGTGGGCGTAGGCGGCGGCGAGCAGGCGCCGGGCCACTTCCACCGCGCCCAGCTGCCAGACCTCGGGCCAGGATGCGTAGGCCCCCGCCAGGTCCGGCGGGGGCAGCTGCATCGGGTAGGGGGGCCGGGGGGCGGTCACTTCCAGGTCCCCGTATCGAAGGACTCGGCGTCCTCGCGGCGTTGCTGGGGGGTGCGGCGCGCGTCGCGCTCCAGGGCCGCACACAGGCTCCCCGACCACCACGCCGCCAGGGCGATCCCGCCCACCAGGAAGAGCAGCCCGAGCAGCATCTGCAGCAGGGCCTCGACTCCGGTCATCGCACGTTCCTCTTTCGCTTCAGTGGTAGGGGGGCGGTCAGGTAGCGGGGCCAGTCGTGGCGGTAGGCGAGCCACTCGTAGAGCAGCCACAGCGGCACGGTGAGCCACCAGTACCACGCGGCCAGGGCCAGGGTCACGCCACCGGCGATCCCCAGCCCGGCCCACGCGATGGGGCCGATGAAGGCCCCCGCCAGCACCAGGGCGACTCTCACGCCTCGGCCTCGTTCCGGCACTCCGGGGTGCAGAACCCCTCGGGGGTCACCCGGGTGCCGCCCGCCAGGGGGGCGTGGCAGTACACGCAGCTGGTGCGCCCGGGGCCGACGACGCGCCCGGGGTCGAGGGCGTCGCTGATCTCCTGCATGGTGGCGACGGCCTCGTCCCACTCGGCCTCGCCCTCGGGCACGATGTGCGACCAGAAGGTGTCCTCTGGCCCCTCCTGGATGTCCACCGCCGCCCAGTGGGCGAGATCCCGCAGCAACCGCCACTGCTTCGGGGTGAGGGTGATCTTCACCTCCCCCCACCGCTGGACGGCGGCGGCGTCGGCCAGCCCGTGCTCGGCCACGTAGGCGCGCACGCTGCCCACCATGTCGTCGCCCGAGATGTCCCCTGACCCGCCGAACTGCTCCACGCCCTGGGCGTCGTCCATGCGGTATTCCCAGTCGCCCGTGCCGAAGTCGCGGAGCCACTGCGCCCACCCGTCGGCAAACGGCACGGCGACCGCGGCGTTCCCTTCCCAGTCCTGGAGCAGGCAGGGGATGCCCACCCGCTGCAGGGCCACCGCCATCGCTACGGCCCCCACGATCCGCTCCGGCTGCTCGTTCGTCCCGCTCGTCTCGGTCATCGCACGTTCCCTCTCCCGGCAAAGCGCCGGCAATGCACGGCCTGGGCGTGCGGAGCTCGGCTCCGGCCCATCGCACCTCGGTTACCGTTTCGGCCCTTTTGGGCCATCATCGGGGGGGCCACACAGCCCCCGACGGCGGGGCGCGGGTTACGCGCCCGGCTCGTCCTCCTCGTCCCCCGGATCGGACGGATCCTCCTTGTAGCGGTCGGACGGCGTCCAGACCCAGCTGCCCGCGCCAATCGGGTAGAGGCGGCGCGTCTGCCCATCGGCGCACAGCACATCCTCGCCGGGCCACACGTCCTCGTAGTCGGCCGGGTCCTCGCCCTCGGGGGCCTCTCCGATCTCCTCATTCCACATGACCACGGCGTCACGCGCCGGATCGTAGGCGGCGCGCCCCGTGGGGTAGTACTCCAGGTACTGAGCGCACAGGGAGTCGGCGTTCTCCCGGTCGAACCAGGGGCGCAGGAACCCGTTCCAGTGCTCCCCTTCCACGTACCCGGTCAGCCCGGTGAACATATCGAAGATCTCGACCTCGCACGCCACCAGCCCCCACTCGGCCGCCCGCGCCGTCTCAGCGTTCTCCGCATTGGTCATCGCACGTTCCTTTCGCGCAGTGTTGGTTGGGGGGGATTACTCCCCCCGGTAGAGCCGGTGCGCCGTCGCCAGCATGGCGTCAGCGGTCAGCCCGAACCCGTCTCCGATCAGGTGGGCATTGCGCCCGGTCTGCTCCAGGGTCCAATCCCAGCTGTCCGTCCCGCCGTCTGCCATGGTCAGCACGCGCCGTCCGGGCAGATCCACCAGGATGACCGTTCCGGCGTTGGTCAGCCGGATGGTGGCGGGGATCTCCAGCCGGTGGAAGAGGGCGTGCGTGCTATCGCGTGGCTCACCGGCCGCCGCCGGGTTGGCCTCCATCTCGGCCTGATCGATCTGGTCCTGCGTCACGCCCCACTGATCGTGCGCGGGATCGGTCACGCACTGAAACTGGTAGTCCACGCCCGGCATGGTGACCTCCACCGCGCGCCCCTCGTCCCCGCACACGGCGCACTGCCGATGCCACGGCAGGACCTCGTCCTCGTCCTCCTCACGGGTCTCGCCCGGCGCCAGCGGCCGCACCTTCAGGCGCGGCGACTGCCCGGGCAGGTTGTAGAAGGTCACCACCATCCCGGCCGCCTCCAGACGGGCCATCGCCTCCCGGAGCAGCTGCCACTGCTCGGCGCCCGGGATGGGCGGCTCGTTCCAGACGTATTCGACCTCGCCCCCCGGGCGCACCGTCTGCAGATCGAACAGGGGCCAATCCCGCAGCGGCCCGAGCAGATCCCAGATCGGCATCCCGGTGTTGACGTTCCGCGTCGCTTCGCTCATCGCACGTTCCTCTCGGGTGATGTCGCGGCGCAGCCGCGTCGCTTCTTCGGCGTGGCCCGGGACGCGATCCCAGCCGCCCGCTTCCAGCTGCTGCAGGCGCGCCCGCATCCAGGACAGGGAGTCGGTCATCGCACGTTCCCTTTCGGCGCTTTTGCGCCATCGTCAGAGGGGCCACACAGCCCCTGAGGGCGGGCGTACCGGCGGCTAATGCAGCCGGTACGTCACTGGAGTGGACTTGCCCCAGCACTGGCGGCAGTCAAGGCAGGCGCCCCCCTGGCTACTACTCGGGCAGTTGTACCCCTGCGCCGCCGCGCCCGTGCCAGCACTCAGACCCATGACCACGGGGGGCGCAACGTTGAGGTGCAGGGCAGACGGGCGAACGGCGACGTTGCCCAGCTGGTTCAGCGTCTGCAGGACCGGGAGCAGGCGACGCACCGCGCCCCCCTGATACGAGCGGGTAGGGATCCAGAAGCGAACGTCCGGCAACTGCTCGCAGACGGCCTGCCACATGGCGGCGTACTGCGGACTGAACATATCGCCCGAGTCATGGACGCGAAAGAAGGGGATGCGCCGCGAACGCGTTGGCGGCAGGGCGTAGTCCATGGGCGCCCCCGCTGCGACGGCGGCCGCGTGCTTCTGGGCGGCAACGGTGCGGGTAGCCCAGCGGATGGCGTCCACCATGACGGCTACCCACTCATCCTGCCCCTCTTTGGTCATGAGACAGCGCAGCGTCCAGTCGCGACGGGCGGTCTGCGCCTCCCTGACGCTGCGGTACCCGTACGAGCCGCCTCGCTTGACCAGGGTATCGCTCTTATGGTGCTTCTTGACCGACTCCGGATTGGCATAGCACCCATCACAGATCGCCGCGTTGCCCAGGGCATCGGCACCACTGACCGCAAAGGGACACATCCCTTTGGCGTTGCCCAGCTGGACGTTCCCGGCCGGGAGGCTCCAGCTATAGCCCGGCATCTTGCGCGGTTTGGTCAACAGGGCTCGATTGGTTCCCGGTACGACCGGGATCCCTCTCTTGAACCACTCGCTACGATCCATCGCACGTTCCCTTTCGCCGTTTCCGGCTCATCAGTGACGGCACACACCGTCAGAGGGGCGCGTTACCCGGAGTAGGATCCGGTGTCCAGGTAACGCTGGCGCTTCCACTCGGCATCCCACATCCGCGGCCCCTCCCCGGGCTGACGGGGGAACAGCCGGTTCCACTGCGCCGCCGTCCGGTTCGGGTGCAACACCTGGCAGTAGCGGCAGTACCGGCCTCGCGTGCCTCGCCCGGGATGCGCCGCGCCACAGTTCCAGCATTCACTCATCGCACGTTCCTTCCGCGTGTGTTCCGCCCTGCACCCCGACTATAGCGGGTGCTTAGTGCGACCGCAAGAGTGATACTGAAAAAGCAGGAGACAAAACCGCATCTCAACCGGCGGGAAGGGGCTACCAGGAGGGAGCTGTCAGCCGGCGCCAAGTGTCACCAGGCGACAGTTCCCGGAGGCGATGAGATCTCGGTAGCCAGCGCCGGATCGCTCCCCCAGCTGGGCAACGGCGACCGGTAGCGGGGTGAGCTGGTGACCGATGCTGGAGATGGTGCGAGGTGCGACCGGTCACCGGTCACCGTCCTACACCGGTCAGACGGCGATGCCCCTGGGCTGTTTGCGGTCTTCAGTCCCCTTCTGCAGCCCCTGAGGCGCCCCGAGGCCCCCGGAAGCGATGCAAAGGGTATGCAGGGGGCCTCCGAAGGGGTAATAACGGCCTTCCGGGGGTACCTTCCCTGGTGATCATGAAAGCTTATGGTGCATAAGTCGCATGAAACGGGTTTCCATGTCCCCCGACGCGCCGGACTCGGCCCCCAGGTACAGCGCCCAGGCAACGCGTGTAACGGGGAGCTCGAGGGGGGTGGGGGGTGGCCGGCGCAGTCTCCCCCCGCAAGAACGTATGCACCCCACAAGACAGGTCCCTTCCCGTTTTGCGGTGCTATCCTGTCTCCCGCGTCCGACCGGGGTCGCGAAACCCGGGCCGGGCGAAGTCCTCGCGGCGAGGCCGTGAGGGGGTGACAGGTGGGCTCATGACCCACCGGCTGTGGGGTTGCTGCCCACGACCCTCCCCCGTCGGCATATGGCGCCCACGGCCCAAGCGAGGGCGTGCGGTTCCTGAGTTCTGCGGTGGTTGTGTGGACCTTGTGCGGTCCGCGCCGCACAGTGCGAGGGGCAGTTCGCAGCTCTGGGGCTGGTGGCGGGCTGGCGGGGATCTGCTGGTTGTGCGGACCGAGTTCTGCGGTACTATCCTGCTATGAGCTTCGGGGGGCGGCCGCGGCGGTTCAGCGCGGCCCAGGTGGCGCGGGCCTTGCGGGTGAGCAACGGCATCATCGAGCACGCCGCCCAGGTGCTGGGCTGCCACCGGGACACGGTCTGGCGGTACTGCGTACGGCACCCCAGCCTGCGGCGCCTGCAGCTGGCGTTGGTCGCGAAAGAGAAAGGGTTGGAGCGTGCGCCTGGGGGAAGTGGTGACGGTGGGGCTGATGGTGGTGTACGTGCTCCTGAAGTGGTGGCAGATGTCCCCCGGGGGCCGGTGAAGCGCACCGTGCGGCTGGGCTACGAACGCTGGTGAGGCCACGTTGTAGCGAGATCCTTAGAAAGTGGAGGGGGTGAACTGCGGTGGCCGACGAACAGCGAACCGCTGAGCTCGAGGAGCAGCTGCGGCTGGCCGAGGCGCAGTACGCCGCCGCCATGCGGGTCAACGAGCAGCGGCGTCAGGAGAACGAGGATCTGCGTCGGCTGCTGGTGGCCGTGCTGCCGCCCCACGCCGTCTACCAGGAGGCCCGGGACCTGATCAAGGGCCTGCGCGATGGCCGCTGAACTGATCAAGGAGGGCTGGACGGAGTACCGCCGGCGCACCCTTGCGCCCATCGGGGCCGGCGCCGTCCAGACCGAGGAGACCCGCAAAGCCTTCTACTTCGGCGCCATCTGGCTGTTCCAGTCCATCATCGAGCGCATGAGTCCCGAGCACGAACCCACCGCGGCGGACCTCGCCATGATGGACGACCTGCAGGCCGAGAGTGACGCGTTCGTCGCCCAGCTGAAGCGAACGCCGCGCCGGGGGTGAGCCGTGGCCGAGTGGGACATCTACGAGTCCGACGAGCCCACGCCGCTCGAGATCTGGACGCCCATGTACGGCGCCACCGCGGAGCAGCTGGCCGAGGCGTGCCAGCCCCAGGACGGAGACTCTCCCGGGATGCTGGCCCTCAAGCAGCGCTCCCACGACTACGAGCGCCTGCTCGTCGATATCCGGGCGAAGGCGAACGCCCGCATCACCGAGCTCGAGGCCGAGAACGCCCGGCTGCGCCAGCGCCTGGAGTCCGTGGAGTCCGCAGCGGTCGAGTACGTCTGCCCCCACTGCGGCGCCGTCTCGCACAACCCCAACGACCTCCGCTTCCGGTACTGCGCCGCGTGCGGTCGCTTCGCTGAGGACGCGCCCGCATCGAGTTGACATAACGAGTCTGCTAGACTGACCCCGCCACCCCGGCGCCCCACGCGCCAGGGAGGTAGGAGCGCCGAAGGATCGGCGCTCCAGGGGAGCGGACGGCCTGGTCATGACAGGCGCTCGCGGCGGTTCCGGCAACGGCACGCCTACGTCCTCCGCTCCGGAGTCGGCCGCCGGAGACGGCGCTGCGCCTCCGGCGGACCGGCCACGCCCTCCCCCCACGCCGCGCTCGCGCCGCACCCAGGAGGCCGCCCTCGAGAGCGCCGCCGCCCTGGCCGCGGACGGGGTGGTCAGCCTCGCCACCGCCCGGCGCGCCTTCCAGCTGACCCGCGGCCCCCGCAAGTTCACCGTCGCCCAGGTGAAGGCCGCCCTGACGAAGTCCTGCGGGCTGGTCTACCTCACCGCGAAGGTGCTCAAGACCAACGCGGACACCGTCAACGGCTACCTCAACAAGTACCCCTCCCTGCGCGCCTACCAGGAGCAGTGCGCCGGGCTGGTCAACGACGAGGCCGAGCTCGCCCTCTTCAAGCAGGCCCGCCGGGGCGCCCCCTGGGCGGTCATGTACCTGCTCAAGCACAAGGCCCGCGAGCGGGGCTACGCCGACCGCACCGAGCACCTCTCCGAGCAGAAGGTCACCGTCGACGTGACCTACGCCCCAGACGCCCTGCAGGCCCAGGCCCCGCCGCAGGCCCGCATCGCCGAGCCCCTGCCCCCGCCCCCGGTGGACGTGGTCGAGGCGGACGCCGTGGTGTTCCCCGAATGAGTGCGACCACCGCGTCGGGTGCGGCACGGCCCCGCGTCGTGCTGCCCGCCTACCACCCCGGCCAGGTCACGGCGGCCGCCAGTCCAGCGCGATTCAACGTGCTCGCCTGCGGCCGCCGGTTCGGCAAGACCACCCTCGCCATCCGCAAGTGCGCCGAGACGGCCATCGCCGGCGGCCCCGCGGCGTGGGGCGGCCCCACCTACAAGAGCGTCGGCGAGACGTGGCGCCTCTTCTCCGACCTGCTGCGCCCGGTGACGAAGCGCCGCTCGGAGCAGGAGAAGCGCCTGGAGCTGATCACGGGCGGGATCCTCGACGTCTGGTCCCTGGAGGAGCCGGACGTCGTGCGCGGGCGCGGGTACAAGCGCTTCGTCGTGGACGAGGCCGCGGCCATCCCCCGCCTGCAGTACGCCTGGGAGCAGGTCATCCGGCCCACCCTGACCGACCACCTGGGGGACTGTCTGTTCCTCTCGACGCCGAAAGGCCGCAACTTCTTCTGGGAGCTCTACCGTCAGGGCACCGACCCGGACGACGCCGAGTGGGCCTCCTGGCGCTTCCCCTCCCTGGCGAACCCCTACCTGCCCGCGGGCGAGATCGAGGCCGCCCGGCGCTCCCTGCCCGCCCGGGTCTTCGCCCAGGAGTACGAGGCGGATTTCGTGAGCGAGGACGTCGGCGTCTTCCGGCGGGTGGAGGAGGCGGCCCGCGCCCCCGGGGCCACCCCCCAGGAGCACGCCCTGGCCGGGCACGTCTACGTCGCCGGGCTGGACTTCGGGCGCTACGCCGACTTCACCGTCTGCACGGTCATCGACGTGTCCCTCTCGCCCCCCGAGCTGGTCGCCATGGACCGCTTCAACCAGACCGACTGGCAGACCCAGTGGACCCGCCTGCAGGCGCTCTGCGGGCGCTTCCGGCCGTCGTACATCCTCGCCGAGCGCAACGCCGCCGGGGAGCCGGTGCTGGCCGTGCTGCGGATGCTGGGGCTCCCCGTCGTGGACTTCATCACCAGCAACCCCAGCAAGGCCACCGCCGTGCAGGCCCTCGCCCTGGCCTTCGAGCAGGACCAGCTGCGGATCCTGAACGACCCGATCCTGGTCGGCGAGCTGCAGGCGTTCGAGGCCGAGCGCCTGCCCACCAGCGGGATGATCCGGTACGCCGCCCCGGAGGGGAAGCACGACGACTGCGTCATCTCGCTCTGCCTCGGCTGGCTGGCCGCCACCCAGCACCTGACCCGCCAGACGCGCACGGCCCTGTCCTTCGGGCCCACCCGGCGCACCCCCGGCGAGCCCACCCTCGAGGGCGCCCGGGCGAACTGACGAAAGCGAAGAGGGGGAGGGCGAGCGATCGTGGAGACCCAGGAGCGTTCCACCGGACGGCACCGCATCGTCTACCGGGCCCGCGAGGACCGCCGCCTGCAGCAGCTGGTCGGGGTCCTCGCCGAGCAGTTGACCCGGGTGGTCGAGCAGGGCGTGGAGGCGGTGTCCCCCAACCAGCGCGATCCCGACGGCCAGCGCCGCCGGGTCGCCGCCGAGCTCTCCGGCGCCCTCCTGTCGGAAGTGTTCCGGCTGCTGGCGATCGCCCTGGCCGCCCGCGTCCAGCAGCGCGTCCCCTTCGGCGCCAGCGGGGTGCTGCGCGCCGCCCAGGAGGCCACCCGGGGCGGCGTGCGGCGCCCGCCCCCGGTCATCGACCTGACCGACCGGCGCACCCCGACGGAGAAGCGCGGTGGCTGAGCGCAAACGGGGCGGGGGCCCCCTGCCGGTGAGCGTCCGCGGGCGCAGCAAGCTGACCGGCGACGGCGCCCCATCGAACGCCTCCAGCACGGCGAGCACCAGCGTGGACGACGCCTACCGCGCCGCCGAGGTCTGCGACGTGGTCAACGGGCTGCGCGACGACTTCCGGGGGCGCGACGACCTCTACAAGAAGATCGAGGAGGCGATCCACTCCGAGTACCGCCTCAACGTGCCCCAGGCGTACCAGTCGACCGCCACCCAGATCCGCACCCCCCTGGCGATGAACATCGTCAACACGGTGACGGCGGCCCTGTCGGTCAACCCGCCCTCGGTGAACTGCGAGCCCCTGATGCGGGGCCTCAAGGGCCAGCAGAACGCCGAGCGCCGGGAGCACTTCTTCGAGGCCAGCTGGGCGCGCCAGGAGAGTGACTCCCGGCGGCCCCTGCTGCGGCTGTTCATGGGCTCCCTGGTCGCCAAGGGCGAGGCCGTCCTGAAGACCGTGGAGCGCTCCAAGACGGCCTGGTCGGAGTACCGGGCCCGCTCGCGCAAGCTCCTCAACGACCTGGACGCCCTGGACGAGGGCGTCGACCAGGACGCCAAGGACAAGCACTACGACGAAACCACCGAAGAATATAAGAAGGCGGCGCCCTACCCGATCCAGACCACCGACGTGCCCCCGGACACTTTCTACTACTGGCGCAACGAGAACGGCTTCCTCTGCTGCGCCGAGGTGGCGGAGGTGCCCTACCTCGAGGCCCTCGACCGCTACGGCCAGGGGCTGGACCGCAACGGCCGGGTCGTCCCCCGGGCCTTCGGCCTGCCCCGCACCGAGTGGCAGAACGTCATGGGCAACACCCGGGTGCTGCGCCGCACCGAGTACTGGGACTGGAAGGAGTGCGTCGTCACCCTCTCCGGTCCCGGCGAGTTCCGCAACGCCCGCAAGACCACCGGGGGCTACGCCGTGCGCCGGATCCAGAACCACGGCTACGGCAACCCCTGGACGAAGACCCTCAACGGCCCCTATTTCCACGCCCAGGGGATCGTCACCCCCTCCCGCCTCCCGGAGAAGGCCGGGCTCGGCGTGCTCTACGGGTTCCTCTCCCTCTTCCCGGCCCTGGATACGTACCTCACGATCCAGTCCAACTCGGCGTACATGACCGGATTCGCGGCGTTCCGTCGTAGAACCCCTCCGGGGCAGCTCGTCCCGGGGATCCCCGCCGGGCAGGGCACGCCCACCCCCGGGCAGGGCGGCGGCCTGGACTTCGACGCGGGCGATCTGCAGTCTCGCGAGCGCATCGAGCCGGGCTACGTCTATCCGTACGACATCGAAGCGTTGGAGATGCCCAAGTCCGGGCCGGACCTGGACAAGGTGATCCTGGCCCTGCGGGCGATGATCGAGATCGCCCTGCCCTCCGTCGTCTCCGGCGTCATCTCCGGCGACGAGAGCGGGTACGCCCTCAATCAGGCGGCGCACCTGGCCCGGTTGGCCTGGGATCCCATCGTGAGAAACGCCGAGCGGGCCCTGGGCGAGCGCACCAGCTGGGAGAGCTACCTGATCGAGAAGAAGATCAAGGAGCCGGTGTACGCCTTCGGCAACTCCCCCGGAGCGGGCACCCGGCCGGTCCTCCTGGGGCGCTCGCGGATGGCGGCGAACGACACCGCCCGCAGCCTGCGCGCCGCCCGCCAGTCCTGGCTCTCCATCGGGCCGGAGGACCTGCAGGGCTACCACCGGTACACCGTGCGCCTGGATCCGGAGACGCCCTCGAACCGGGTGATCGAGGTGCGCACCCACACCGAGATGGTGACCCAGGGCTTCGAGACCCGGGCGCAGGCGATCGAGGCCCTGGGGGGCGACCCGGCTGAGGTCCAGCGGGGCCGCATGGTGGAGGCCCTGATGGAGGACCCCGAGATCGTCTCCCGGCTGCGGCAGCGCACCTTCCAGCGGCTGGGGATCATCACCCAGGACGCCGCCCAGCAGGCCCAGCAGGGCACCGAGCAGCTGATCCCGCCGGGGGCCCAGATGTCCCCGAACCAGGCGTCCGGCTTCGACGCCGGCGCCCCGAACGTGTTTCAGCCCGGCCAGGCGGGCGCCCCCCTGATGAACGGCCAGGGCGGTCCGGCCTCCGCTCCGGGCAACGCCGCGTCCAACCGGGGCGGCGGCGGGCTGGGCAACACGGCGCCGCGCGTGCAGGGCCCGTCGATGCCCACGGCGCACGTCCCGCTGCCGGGAGGGGGCTGAGATGACCCCCCAGCCGCCGATGCCCCCGCCGCAGCTGCTGCCGGGGCCCGCTGGTGGGCAACAGGGCCCCCCGCCGCAGCTGCCGGTGGGCCCCCAGGGCATCCCCACCATGCCCCCGGGGATGCTCCCCCCGGGCAGCCTGCCGCCGGGGATGCCCCCCGGGGTGGGCTCGCCCGGGATGGGGCCGGTGGGTGTCCCCGGGGTGGCCCCCATGCCGGGGCAGCTCCCCGGCCTGGGCGGTCCCCAGGGGAAGCCCGGCGACGACCTGGCCGACATCCACGAGCCGGACTTCCACCCCGAGCAGCTGGGGCCCCGCCCGCCCGAGCCCCGGCAGGGGAGCCTGGAGTCGATCGGCGACGAGATCGCGGAGTGGATCGAGGGGATGTCCGCCGCCATCGCCGGCTCCATGCTGGACGACCAGGGGCGGCCCCCCTTCGGCGCCCGCGTCACCGGCAAGGAGCGCTTGCGGTACTACGAGCGCCAGTTCTTCCTGCCCGACGGGCGCCCCAACCTGGAGGGCCGCCAGCGGGAGGCGCAGCGGCTGGGTGAGGCGGCCTACCAGCAGACCCTGGCCCGGGTCGCGATGGCCCGGCAGCGGGGCACCCTGGCCCCGAATGAGGCGAACGACGCCGCCGCGCAGCAGGCGCGGCGGATGCGCTCGGGCTGGGCCGACCGGCTCGAGCTCCCGCCCGCGGACGAGCCCGCGGACGCCGTAGCGGAGGCGCTCTATGGCTAACCCGATTCCCGGCTGGGAGGCCCGCGACCTGGGCAACGGCACCGCCGCCACCTACTACGACGACGGCTCCGTGGTCATCTGGAACATCGCCAGCGGCGACCGCGTCGGGGGGTGGGGGCCGCAGCAGAACGCGGTGGCCCCCTGGGGGTCCCTCGGCGGCCCCACCCCGTCGCCCGATCCCGCCGCCCCCGGCGGCCCCGGCGCCCCGACCACCATCGTCGGCGCGGCCGGGGGGAAGTACCCGTCGGCGCCGTCGAACCCCTGGACGGTCGGGGCGGGCACCGCCGGGGCGCCCTACGGGCAGGGCTGGGGCTGGGGGCCGGACCTGACCATCCGCCCCGAGTACATGGACTACCTGAGGTCTCAGACGACCGGCCAGCAGGGAGGCTACATCCCGGGCAGCTCCACCTTCAACCAGTTCCGGCTCGACCAGCCGGGCCTGCTCACCAGCATCCTCGGCCAGCCGGTGAACGCCCGCTACGGCCAGGGGGGCACGGGCGATCCCACCACCGGGCGGGAGCCCCAGACCCCCCAGGAGTGGCTCAACGGGCCCCGCGCCTTCGGCTGGGAGGGCAACATGGGGCAGACGGACGCCACCCGGGGGATGGACTACGTCGCCAACCTCTTCGGCCGCCCCGACGCCGGCACCTCCGGCATCTCCACCGCGGCCTGGTCGGCCCCCGACCAGTACTGGAAGGGGCTGGCCGACCTCGTCCAGCGGGGGGTCGTGAAGGCGTCCGCGTTCGGCCTCAAGGCCCTGGCCGCCAAGGGCTACACCGTGCAGCCCCCCGGCGGTCCCGTCGACCTGGGCTCCAGCGGGCGCACGGCGGGCACCGCCGGCGGCGCCGCCGGGTCAGGGGGCGGGCAGAGCGGCAGCGACCGGGCCCTGCAGGACTACTACGCCACGATCACCGCGAACGCCCAGGCGATGCAGGCGGCGCAGCTCGCGTACCAGGACTGGATGATGCGCACCCAGGACGACGAGCAGGCGTTCCAGCACGCCCAGCAAGAGTACGAGAACAAGTGGCAGGAACAGATGCAGAAGTACCAGGAGCAGCGCGACCAGTGGACGCTGCAGCAGTCGGCCGGGTACTTCGACGTGAACGGCGTGCGCACCCCCACCCTGGCCGGGATCGCGCAGGAGGCGGCCCTCACCGGGCAGTACCAGGGGAAGCCCACCTTCCAGCGGGAGCAGTACGAGACCTCGACGATGCAGAACCTGCTCGGGCTGCAGGCCAGCCTGCGCGGGCCGGAGAACTACGGCCAGTACCTCAAGGTCCTGGGGAGCACGCCCCAGGGGATGCGCGACGTGGTCAACGCCGCGGCCGGGCGCTTCACGATGCCCTCCACCGCCGGGGTGAACGGGCAGCCGCAGTCGGCGGACGTGCAGTCCCTGGTCAGCGACGTCGGCTCGGGCAACCAGGGCGCCCAGCAGGAGTGGCAGCAGGCCCTCTCGGGCGGCCTGCCGAACCCGAACCAGTTCAACCTCGCCAACTGGACGAAGATGCTGCCCTCGCAGAAGGCGATGCTGCAGTCCGCGTACGAGACGCAGGGCTGGGACGTGAACGACTACAACGCCATGATCCAGCAGAGCGCCCCCGTCGGCACGGGCGGGCAGACCGGCTCCTACCGCTTCTGAAAAGGGGGGGGTGAGGGATGACCCGCTGGGAGGATCTGCCGCCGGTAGACATCGACGGGTGGCTCGCCGACCAGGGCCGCGACTTCCTGCAGCGCACCGACCAGCAGATCTCCCGGTTGGGGCTGCCCGGACTGCTCGACAGCGTCAACCAGAAGATCCGGGGCCTGCAGAGCAACGTCTCCTCCCTCCTGGACCAGGGCGAGCAGACGCTGAGCGACCGGCTGGCCGCGACCCGGCAGCAGGTCCAGCCGCCCCTCCAGTCGGCGGCGTCCTCGCTGGTGTCCTCGCTGCAGCCGTCGCTGCAGGCCGGGGACGACTTCCTGGCCTCGACCACCGACCGGATCAACTCCCTGGGTAGCTCCCTCGGTGGGGGCCTCAGCGACCTCGGCTCGGGCATCTCGGGCATCGGCGACGCCCTAAGAGTCGATCCTTCGGCTCTCCTCGAGCGCGGCCGGAACACGAACGTCTTCGACCTCGCCGGGTCGGGCCTGGATTGGGTCGACGAGCGCTTCCCTGCCCAGCCCGGGGGCTCGGAGGACCAGCGGGTGGGGCGGCAGGCCAGCCGTCTGGGGGGCCGCCCCTCGCAGCAGGCCCGGGCCGTCCGCAGCGGCACCGCCGCCCTGCGCGAGTCGCTCAAGAGCGTGGAAGAGGGGCGCAGCCGGGTCGCCGGATCGGAGGCCCAGCGCCAGGAGTCGCTCGCCCGGGGCAACGTCGCCGGCGCGAACCTGGCCGCCCTGGGTGGGCTGGGCAACACCGTCATGACCGCCGGGGACGCGATCGCCGCGCCCTTCCGGGCGGGGGGTGCGGCCTACGCCGGGGGCACCCTGCCCCCGGGGAGCAACCGCAACCTGGCCGGGCTGCCCGGCGATACCCCCGTCCTGGGCGGGCTGCTCAACCCGGTGCAGGCGACCACCGAGGCGGGGGGCCTGCTGCAGGGGGCCACCCTGATCGACGACCTCCTGGGGGTGGCGCTGCGGCGGGGGATCCCGGTCACCCGGAGGGGGATCGAGATCCTGGCCCAGGCGCTGCCCGAGAGCGAGGTGCGCCGGCTGTTCGACCAGGGCGTCGACGCCGTCGCCACCGCCCTGCGCCGGTTCGCGACCGAGGAGAGCGGGGCCCTGCGGCTCCCCGGCTTCGGCCGCCAGCCCGCCGCCGCGGGCGCGGCGGCCGCCCCGCTCGAGGACGAGGCCACCCGCCTCGCCCGGGCGGTGGCGGCCGCGGAGCAACGCTTCGGCCGCCCGCTGGATTCCTTCGAGATCGAGGCCGAGCGGGGGTTCGTGCGCCGGGCGATGGCCCGGGAGGCGCAAGCCCCGCAGGCCCCGCCTCCCCCGACCCCCTCGGCGGCGCCCACCCCCGCGGCGCCGGGGGAGTCGGCCCGGGCGCGCCTGCTGGCCCCCCGGGCGGGGACGGCCCTGGACGATATGCAGCGCACCCGGGCGATGCTGCGGGCGCAGAAGGAGGCGGTGCCCGAGGTCGGCAAGACGGGCAGCGTGCTGGACACCTTCCGCAGCCGGACGGCGGGCCTGCGCGAGAAGTGGATCGACGAGAACGCCCGGGTCGCCGACGTGCAGGCGGCCATCCAGCGGGCGCTCGAGCAGGGCGGGGGCACCCTGAGCAAGGCCGCCGACGTCGTCTCCGGGCGGCGCCTGTTCGCCGGGCGGCGTCCGGCCTCCGAGCAGCAGATCATGGACAACGTCCGCCCGGTGATCGAGGACCTGACCGAGGCGCAGCGGGACGACGTCGACACCCTGCTGATCTCCCTCGACCAGGCCGAGAAGGCCCGCGCCGTCGGCAACCGGGTGGAGAACGAGGCCCTGGGGCGCCCCCTGCGCCCGGTGGCGGGCGCCACCGCCGCCCGGGGCGCGCAGGCGTCCCTGCGGGCCCGGCGCCAGGTCTTCTGGGACGCGGCCGCGAAGGCCCAGGACGCCGAAGAGGCCCTGGCCCTGATGAAGCACGAGCTCGCCGCCCTGCAGAAGCAGGCCCGCGACGCCGCCCGGGGGGTCCGCCGGGGCGAGGTGCAGCGGGTGGGGCCCTACGACGCCGCCGGGCTGGACGACGCCCTGGCGGAGGCCCGCCTCGCCGTCGAGCGCCAGACCGGGGTGGTCACGGGCGCGAAGCAGCAGGCCCTGGAAGCGGCGCGCAAGGCCGGGGTGAAGGCGACCGCGTACGACCGGGCGGCGTTGCGCAGCGAGCGCCTGCGCCAGCTGGTCGAGGAGGGCGAGGTCGCCCGGGACGCCGAGCGGGCGATCGGCGCCGCCGAGCAGGGCGCCCAGGCCGAAGCGGGCCGCATCGGGCCGGGCAACACGCTGGCCCACAGCGAGGCCGAGAACGCGGCGTCCTTCCGGGAGCTGGTGCGCGAGCGCCTCGAGGCCGAGGCGGGCCAGACGGTCGACGCGGCCACGGTGGACGCCGAGGTGGCCCTGCTCAAGGAGCGGGCGGCGCAGCTGCAGGACTACTCCCGCACCCTGCGGGAGCGCCAGCACGAAGCGGGCCTGATGGACGACGACCTCTTCGCCTACTTCAAGACGCACTTCCCGAACTACGTGCGCGGGCAGTACCTGGACAACCTGGCCGAGGGGGCCGAGACGGTGGTGTCCGGCGGCCCCCAGCAGTTCTCGGTCAACACGCTCAAGACCCAGGGGGTGAACCTGGCCGGGAAGCTGTCCGAGGAGGGCTCGGCGGGCTTCCGGGAGGGCCCCACCGACACGCTCATCCGGATGACCGGGATCACCGAGGATCTGGTGCGCCGCAATCAGGTGGCGACGGCCCTGCGGGAGCTCGTCCGGTCGGACCCCACGGGCGAGCTGCAGGCCACCTTCCGGCCCCTGAAGAACGCCGAGGAGGCCCTCAAGCCGGGGGAGGTGCGCTTCGGCTTCTACGAGAACGGCAAGCCCCAGTACTTCGCCGTGCCGATGGAGTACCAGTCGCTCTTCCAGATGGAGCCGAGCGCCGTGCGCCAGGGCTTCCAGACGGCGGGCAACCTCCTGGGGGCGCCCCTGCTGAAGGCGGGCGCGACCACCTACAACCCCGGCTTCATCGCCCTGAACGCCCTGCGCGACGCCCAGGTGTACCTGCGCCGCACGGGGGGCTTCACCTCCCTGCCGAAGCTGGGCGAGTCCCTGCGCGACCTGGGCTTCGCCTACCGCGACCTGTACCACAGCGCCCGGGCGGGCACCGAGCAGGCCGATTGGGCGGCCCTGGCGAAGGCCGGGGGCAGCCAGAACGAGCGCTTCACCCGGGGCGGCAAGCGGATGACTCCGGCGGAGGTGCAGCGCACGATCGCCAACGAGGATCCCTCCCTGGCCGCCCGGATGCAGGTCGCCTTCACCCCCGGGGAGGTCGGCTCCATCCTGGCCGACGTCTTCCGGGGCCTGGGCTCGCCCGTCAAGGCGGCGGGCGAGGTGGTGGAGAGCGCCCCCCGGCTGGCGGCCTACCGGCGCGCCCTGCGGGAGGGCAAGACCGAGGAAGAGGCGGCCCTGGCGGCCCGGGACATCACCCTGGACTTCTCCCGCGGGGGCACCTGGGCGCGCAACCTGAACGCGCTCGTCCCCTTCCTCAACGCCGCGATCCAGGGCAACGAGCGCTTCATCGCCAGCGACCTGCTGACCAAGGCGAACCGCAAGAACACCGCCGCGGCCCTGTTCTTCGGCGGGGTCGCCCCGGCGGTGGCCTTCGAGGCGTACAACCGGCTGTTCGGGCAGGACTACCAGGACGTGCCCGACTACCTGAAGGACTCGGGGATCGTGATCATGATCCCCGACCAGCTGGGCGGCGCGCCCCGCCCCGGGCGCCGCGCGGACGGCACCACCGTCCCCGGCCAGCGCCAGTTCATCTATCTGCCCCTGCCCCAGGACGCCGCCTTGCTCAAGGGGGTGACCACCCGGGCGCTGCGGCAGGCCACGGGCGAGGAGCCGGGCTCCCTGCAGCGCTTCGCCACCCAGACCCTGGGCGACCTCTCGCCGATCCCGCTGGACGCCGGGTTCCCCCTGCCCCCGGTGGCCCGCACGGCGATGGAGCTCGGCACCAACCGGGACATCTTCCGGGGCCGGGACATCGTCCCCGACTACATCGAGACGCGCCCCCAGGGGGAGCAGGCCACCGAGCAGACCTCCGCCGCCGGGCGGGTCATCGGCGGGGCCCTGTCCGCCGCCGGGATCCCGGGGACGGCCCCGGCGCAGATCGACTACGCCGTGGAGAGCCTGCTGGGCGGCCCCGGCCGGGCGGCCCTGCGCGCCTCCGACGTCGCCGCCCGGGCGCTGGGGCAGGGCGACCTCGCCAGCCGGCAGTACAGCACGCCGGAGGAGCCGGGCCTGATGGACGCCGTGCGGGGGATCCCCGCCCTGGGCGATGTCCCCGGCCGGGTGCTGCGCAACACCGGGGGGCAGCTGCAGGACTACGCCGCCCGGCGCCTGAAGGACGAGGGCGACCGGCAGAAGGCCGCCGTCAAGGCCCAGCTGGAGCGCAGCCCGGCCTTCCGGCGCCTGCCCGCGGCCGTCCGGCAGCGCCAACTGGACGCCGAGTACCGCAAGATCGACCGCCAGCTGCAGGAGCAGGCCGCCGACCAGCGGGAGGCCGACCAGGCCCGGCGCGTCCAGGCCCAGCGCGTCCAGGCCCAGCGCCGGGCGGGCTGAGGTTGAGAAGCGGCGAGTTGTGTTGAGTTCTTGACCTATTCCAGAAAGGGGGAGGGTGAGCGATGGTCGCTGGCGACTGGGTGTCGGCCTTCACGTCCCTCGGGTGGTCGCCCGAAGGGGCCGGGGCGTCGGCGGCGGCGGCGCCCCCCTTGAGCAGCCGCTACGAGATCCCGGCGACGGCGGGCCGGACGGGCGGCGCGCGTCCGGTCGACCCCTACCTGGCCCTGGTCAAGGACACCGCCGGGCGGCACGGGCTGAACCCCTCGCTGCTGGCGGGGATCTGGGACTTCGAGAGCGGGGGCAACGCCGGGGCGATCAACAAGAGCAGCCGGGCGACCGGGCTGGGCCAGGTGATGCCCCGCGAGGCCGGGTTCCCCGACCGGCCCACCCAGCAGGAGCTGCTCGATCCGAAGACGAACGCCGAGTGGTCGGCCCGGATCCTCAAGAGCGGGCTGGACCGCTACGGCTCGGAGGACAAGGCGCTCGCCGCCTACCTGGGGGCGATCGACGCCCGGGGCAACATCACCGGGGCGGTGGACGCCAACGGCACCGGGGGCAACCAGTACATCCGCACCGTGCGCGAGCGCCAGCAGAAGTACGCCGATCTGACTGGTGGAACGGGCCCGGGCGCCGTCAACCCCGGAACCCGGACACAAACCGGACCGTCCGCCGGCGACTGGACGGACGCCTTCCGGAAGCTGGGCTGGTCGCCGGAGGGTGGCGGCGGCCCCGGCGGCGCGGCCAGGGCCGCCGCCTCGAGCGCCCCGAGCGCCCCGGTGGGGGCGACGACCGAGAAGCAGGCGGTGGCGGCGTCCTGGGCCCTGTCGCAGTTGGGCAGCAAGGCGTTCTACAACCTCTGCCAGCGCTTCATCGAGCAGGCGTACGGCACGGGCGGGCAGTTCGGCTCGGCCGCCGCCGCCGGGAAGGCGCTGTTCAAGACGGCGGATCCGGCCCAGGCGGACGTCGGCGATCTGGTCTTCTTCCGGCCTGACGCGAGCAACGGCTACGCCGGGCACGCCGCGATCTACTTAGGTAACGGGGAGATGGTGGGGGCGACGAACGCCGGGGTCACCCGGGACAACCTCCTGACCAACCCCTACTGGCGCAACCTGCTGGTCGGCTTCGGCGATCCGCCCAGCCAGTGGTCGGGGCGCAGCGGCGGCAGCTCGACGGCCGACCTGACGAAGGGGGCGCAGCAGCTGGTGCAGACCGGCCAGCGCGCCGCCGGCGCGGCCGGGCAGGCCGTCGGGGCGGTCGGACGGGCGGCGGCGGCGGCCGGGAGCGACTGGGTGGCCGCGTTCCAGCAGCTCGGCTGGCAGCCGGGGCGGTAAGGAGGATCCACGGTGGGCGCATTTGAAGCGGGCAGCGGGGGCCGGACGGCCATCCTGTCCCCGGAGGTGGAGGCCGCGTTCGGGGCCAACGCGCAGCTGCAGACCCTGATCGCCGAGCGCGACCGGAACCAGACCCTGATCGAGGCCGCCGAGAAGGAGATCGCGGAGGCCCGCAAGGCCAAGCTCGAGCCGGAGCCGCCCTTCCGCGACTTCCTGCGCAGCACCTTCGCGGAGACGGAGGCGCACCAGCAGTGGGCGCAGCGGAACGCGGCCGCCGACGAGGTGCTGAACAAGTACTACCAGTACGGCAACGAGAGCACCCCGGCGCAGGCGTACAAGGACCTGCAGGCCCTCAAGGTGCTGATCACGAAGAGCAACGCCCAGATCGCCCAGGTGCAGGGGTCGATCCAGAAAGAGGTTGAGAAGCAGGGGCGGCAGGCGCCCACCATCGTCAACCTGCCCGCGCCCGGGGGGCTGCCGGGCGAGACGCAGCCCTCCGTCTGGGACCCGGACAAGCAGACCTACGTCCCGGCCACCGGCCCCGACGGCAAGCCGGTGCCGACGAACAAGCCGAACCCGGCGAGCCTGCCCGCCCCCCGGATCGACGAGGGCACCCAGTCCTGGGACCTCAAGCAGATGGAGGACGGGTCCTGGTGGCAGGTCCCGACCATCGCCCGCAAGGACGGCAGCTTCGCGCTCGACACCGCGAGCGGGCGGATGCCCCAGCGGGCCGCCGGCTTCCCGGGTCCGGACAAGAAGGTCGAGGTCTACGACGGGATCCCCTACACCCGGGACGGGGAGAAGCTCACGCCCGTCGCCGGGTACGTCAAGCCCCCCCTGTTCCGGACGGACAGCACCGGGAAGGGCTACACCTCGACCGACGACGGGCGGACCTGGCGGCCGGCGACCGGCCTGCCGGGGACCCCCCAGACGGTGACCGTCGACGGCACCGTGTACCCCCTGGACGAGCACGGGCTGCCCATCGTCGGTCAGGGCGTGCGCCTGCCGGAGGGCACGAAGAGCGACACGATCGACGGCTACTTCGTGCAGGTCGATCCGGCCAGCGGGAAGGTCACCCGCACCGACCTGTACACCCCCGAGCAGCGGGCCCGCTTCGAGGAGACGCAGGGGATCTCCACCGACACGGCCCGGACGAACCTGCTGACGGCCCAGGCGCAGCTGGCGCGGGCGCAGCAACTGCAGGACCCCACCGCCGAGTACCAGCGCCAGGTGCAGCTCTCCCAGCAGAAGGCGACGAAGTACCGGGACGACCTGAACGACCGCATCATGCGGGGCGAGCTCTCGGTCGAGGACGCCAACACGCAGTTCGACAGCTGGTGGGACAGCAACGTCGAGGGGCCCCTGGCGCCCTACCAGACGATGGCCGAGGCGGCCTACCGCAAGGAGCAGAACGAGTACGCCCAGCAGCAGGCGGCCGAGCAGGCCCGGGTGGACGCCCTGAACCGGCAGCGGGAGCAGATCGGCTTCACCGCGGAGCAGTCGGCCCGCAGCGAGCTGAACGCCCTGGCCCCCCAGGCCCGCTCGCCGGAGTTCCTCGCCCAGCTGGCCCAGAACGTCTCCCGCATCGGTCAGCCCCTGCCCGGCGGCCCCTCCCAGCACCACGGCGGGATGCAGTTCTCCCCGGAGAGCCTCTCGCTCGAGAACGTGCGCCGGGCCATGCCCAACCTGACCGAGGTCGGCCAGAACGCCGCCGCCCGGGCCCTGGCGAGTATCTCCCCCGCCGCGGCGCAGCAGATCGGCGCCCCGCCCCCGAAGCCCCCCGGGCTGCCCGAGTTCCAGAACTTCATGAACCGGGCGCCTTTTCGCCTGCCAGACCCCACCCGGCCGCTCGCGGGATCGGAGGCCCTGGATCTCGGAAATCCAGCGATCGCCGGACGCCTCGGCTTACCCGTCGCGCCTGGTCAGGCACTCACTATTTACGAAGGCGGGAGGCGGGAACCGTGGGCCATCCCCCAGGCCGGCTAAAGTCCACCGCCCCGTGCGCACGGGGCGGTGGCGGTCGCCTGCCACCGGGCCGGCCCGCCGCGAGCGCGGGGGTCCGTCCGGCGCATCAACGATATTCGGTTGTCCCCCGGGGCGGAGTCAGTGTAACGGACCGGGCACTTGAGGAAGTACGTTATGTCAAGCTACACTGACGCCATGCAAACGGGGGGGGCGAACGGCGACGGCCCGGGTGGGTCCTCCGCTGTCGCCCCACCGGCTGAAGGCACCTCAGGCCCGCCGCCCTCGGAGGGCGGTCAGGAACGCACGGGCGAGGCCCGTCCGGAGCAGCGCCGCGGGGTCAACGACTTCTTCCGCCGTCTCCTGCGCCCGCAGTCGGCGCCGCCCGAGCCGGACCCCTCGAGTCCCGAGGGGCCGTCCGGGGGCGCCCCTGATGGCCGTAGCGCGCCCGGTCTTGCGCCCGGGTCAGCGAACGGGCAGCCGGGTCGCCAAAGGCAGGAGCGTCCAGGGTCAGGCCCCCCGCCAGCGGACCCCGAGCGGCTCACGCTCACCCGCGCGCAGCTGGCCGAGTTCGTCAACGGCGAGGTCAACCGCCGCGAAGCGAAGCAGAAGGCCGAAGCGGACCGGGCGCGCCGCCGGATGCTGCGCGACTCCGATCCGCTGGCCTTCGCCGACGAGGACCGGCAGCGGGAGGAGGTCGAGGAAGCGCAGACCGCGCAGCAAGAGCGGATGCGCCAGTCGCTCGCCTACTACGATCAGCACACCCTGACGCCCTTCCTGAACCGGCTCCCGCCCGACGTGGTCGAGCAGCTGCGGAAGGAAACCGGCGGCGGGGTGGAGGGCCTGGAGGGCCGCGAGAAGCTGATCGCTCGCGGCACCGAAATCCTGGAAGAGCGGATCCGGGCCGACGAGCGGCGCAAGACGTCGCAGGCCCTCCGCGCCAACCCGGCGCTGCGCAAGCAGCAGCTGCTCCGCGAGGCCGAGTCCGATCCCACCCCCGACCCCGAGACGGGCGGCGGCGGGTTCGCACCAGGGTCGTCCGGGGTGGATCCGAATACGCAACTGCGGGCCTTCCTGCAAGCGAGCAGGTCGCGCACGCACTAGCCCGCCCGCGCCGTGCCCCACGCACGTCGTGAGCGGATCAGCCTGCTCCCCAGTCATGGGGGGCGCAGGAGTGTTGGATCATGCCCCCAAGCTACGGCCTGATGACCGACCGGCTGGATGCCGCCCCCCTTTTTCAGGAAGATTTCCTGGACGAGATCTGGAAGAACGCGACCGTCGCGTCCCTCTGCCTTTCCCTCTTCCGCTCCCGGCGGATGACCTCCGCGCAGACCCGGGTGCCCGTCCTGGCGACGAAGGCGTCAGCCTTCTGGATCACGGGGGACACCGGCCTCAAACCGACGACCGAGATCGGCTGGGGTAACACCTACATCAATGCCGAGGAGCTGGCCGCCGTCGTGGTCATCCCCGACAACGTCGTGGACGACGCGGACTTCCCGCTGTGGGACGAGTACCGCCCCGAGCTGGAAGAGGCGGCCGCCGTCCTGATCGACGACACCATCCTCGGCGGGATCGCCGCGCCCGGGAGCTTCCCGGCGGGCATCGTCCCGGCCGCGAACGCCGCGGGCAACACGATCGTCGCCGGCACCTCGACCGTGGACTGGCTGGACGACGTGAACAACATGATCGGCCTGGTGGAGGCCGACGGCTACATGGTGGACACCCTCATCGGGAAGCTGTCCCTGCAAGCCCGCCTGCGCGGGCTGCGCGACGCGAACAAGGGCTTCCTGGTGGCGCCCGCCGGACCGGCCGGCTCCTCCGCGGCGAACCAGCGCTACCAGGGCCAGCTCTTCGGGGTGAACCTGGAGCTCGACCAGCTGGGGCTGCAGACCTTCGCCACGGGCACGAACATGCCCGAGGTGATCGGCCTGGACAAGGACGCCTTCGTCATCGGCCGTCGGAAGGACTTGACCTTCAAGACCGCCGATACCGGGGTGATCACCGCAGCGGACGGCAGCATCGTGATCAATCTTTTTCAGCAGGATGCCTCTGCCCTGCGGATGGTCATGCGGATCGGTTGGCAGGTGAAGAACCCCGTATCGCGCATCGCCCCGAACGCCACCGGGCGCTACCCCGCGGGCGTGGTGGTCAGCGCATAAGGAGGCCGTCATGCCGGCGAAGACGGAGAAGCAGCGGCGGTTTTTTGCCGCCGAGCATGAGCGGGTCGCGGAGGGCAAGTCTCCTCGGGGCACCAAGGGGATGAGCCAGAAGCAGCGCCACGACTTCATGAAGAAGGGGAAGAAGTAGATGGCGACCATCACCCTTCCCGGGGTCTTCGCCAGTGCGGCGAAGCAGAACGACGGGACGACGGTCGTACCGTTCGTTGATCCGCTCAACCCGTCCGCGCCCCGCTACGTCCCCCCCAAGGGGCACTTCGGGGTCAACCCGGCCGGGGGCTGGGCGGGCGTCATCCCGGAGGCCGTCCCCACGGCGGCCCCCGACCGCTCGGTCACCGGGGCCGCCACCACGCCCACCGGGGCCCGGCGGGCGCCCTCCTACGATCTGCCCAACGCCGGCTACGTCAAGCCGACGACGGCCACCGCGGGCGCCCCGGCGACGGTCGCCCCCGCGGGCAGCTACGTCGGCGACCTGGCGAGCCTGCAGACGGTGACGGCCTCCCCGGCCACGGCGTGGACGGGCACGCAGTACCTCCAGACGGCCATCGGGGGCGCCCCGACCGGCTCCGGGGGAACCAATTACACCTGGAACGGGACGGCCTGGGTCACCACCGTGGTCGGCACCCTGCCCACCAGCGCACCCGAGGAGCCCGAGACGAACGGGGTGGCCACCGGCGCCACCGCAGGCACCCCCGGCAGCTGGACGCCGGAGGGGGCTCTGGCGCCCCAGCTCATGGCCGATGCGCCCCCGCTCGAGGGCGAGCCGGCCTGGGCCAGCGGGGAGTACGCCCTGCTCCGCAACGGGTCGACGCACATCCACTGGACGGGGGACGCCTGGGCCTCCGGCAACGCCCCGTAAACCCCCGGAAACTCCCGGTAAAGGAGAGCAGACATGGCGACCATCACCCTGCCCGTGGGCGTCTTCAAGAGCGACGCGAAGCAGGCGGACGGCACCACGGCCGTGCCCCTGGTGAACCCCACCGACCCGACGCTGCCGCGCTATCAGCCGCCGGTCAGCAACCTGCCGGTCAACCCGGAGAACTTCTACATCCCCGAGCCGGTCGGCACCTCGGTGGGCGACCGCTCGGCCTACGGGGGCCCGGTCTTCCCCACCGGCAAGACGCGGGAGGCGAACCCGAGCGCCGGGCAGTCGGCGCAGCGCACGGCCCGCCTCGCCGGGGCCGCGTTCCCCAAGGACGTCTAAGAGCAGAGAGGAGAGGGGGGGCGAGTGGCGACTCTTACCCCACCGGCCCAGGGCGTGACCCGCGGTCCGGGGTTCACCCGGGCGCACGGCCAGGTGACGATCCAGTTCGCGGGCGACGGGGGCCTGCTCCCCGGGGCGACGGCCGCCGTCGTCCCGGTGGTGCCGGGCACCCAGACCCTGTGGCCGGATCCCCTCTACCTGGACGAGGCGGACACGTCGCCCGTGTGGCCCGGTCCGGCCGAGCTGCGGGTGGACGCCTCCGGGGAGCTGGCCCTGTGGGCCGAGGATCCGGCCCGCCTGGAGCTCGTCTGCGCCGCGCCGGGGTACGTCGCCGAGCGGATCCCCTGCGACCTCAAGCTGCCCCCCGACGTGACCTCCCAGATGCCGGGACCGGCGGGGCCTCCTGGCCCCCGGGGTGATCCCGGTCCGGCGGGTCCGGTGGGGGATCCGGGGCCGCCGGGCCCGGGCGGTTCCACCGGACCGGCTGGACCACCGGGCGTCGAGGGGCCGGCGGGCGTCTCCGGACCGCCGGGGCCGCAGGGCTCGCCGGGGGAGACGGGGCCGCAGGGTCCGGCCGGATCGCCGGGGATCCAGGGACCGGTGGGACCGGCAGGCGCGGACGGCTCCACCGGTCCGGCCGGACCGCAGGGCGATCCCGGTCCGGCCGGGGCGACGGGGCCGCAGGGCCCCCAGGGCGTGCCCGGCACGACGCCGGACATGAGCGTCTACTACACCAAGACCGAGGCGGACGCCGCCTTCCTGACTGAGCCGGAGGGCGACGCGGCCTACGCCGCGATCGACCACACGCACCCCAGCAGCACCAGCGGGCTGTGGACGTTCTCCACGAACACGGCCATGACCGACCCGGGCAGCGGGCACTTCCGGGTGAACACCGGGGTGGTCGGCACGGCGACCATGCTGGACGTGAGCCACACCACCCAGGGCGGCACGGCGATGCCCCCGGTGGCGGCTTCCCTCGGGCCCGGCGACGCCATCTACGTGCAGGATCGGGACGACAGCACCCGCTGGGCGCGCTACGACGTGACGGCCGACGCCGTCGGCGCGGGCACCTACGGCACGGTGGCCGTCGCGGTGGTCGCCACCTCGGGCACGCCCATCGCCAACAACCAGATCTGCGAGGTCGTCTTCTCGATCTCGTCCGGGGGCGGGGGCGCCGCCGGCGGGCCCTTCGTGGACGAGGCCGGCGACACCATGACCGGCACGCTCGTCTTGCAGGGGGCGAACGCGACGGCGAACGTGCTGCAGGCGAAGCTGGCGACGGACACCCAGCCCCGGTTCCGGGCGGACGCCTCAGGCAAGCTGGAGTGGGGGCCTGGGGGCACGACCGCTCCGGCGACGGCGCTCTTCCGGAACGGCACCGGGGCGCTGGAGACGAACGCGAACGTCCTCCCTGATGCGACCAACACCCGGAGCCTCGGCAGCGCCGGGAACGCCTGGGCGAACGTCTGGGGTCTGAACCTCCAGACGCCCAACACCGGGGCGCTGATCCTGGGGGTCAGCCTCCCCGCCAGCGCCGGGGCGATCCGCCTGCGGAACGCGGCGAACGGGCAGATCGCGTGGCGCAACGCGGGCAATACCGCCGACCTGGCCTTGACCGTGAACACCAGCAACGCCCTGACCTTCAACGGGCTGGTGGTAGTCACCCAGGCGGCCCTGGACGCCCTGACCACCCGGGTCGCCACCCTGGAGGCCCAGATGGCCGGGCACACGCACACGTCGGGCACGGTGGACGTCATGGGCGGCCCGGCCGTCATGCCATGAACACCATGACAAGGGGGGGGTGAACGCAGATGGGTTCCGTTGTTCTGCTCCCGACTGGCCCCACCCCGGCGCCGCCCGGTCCCGTCCCCGTCCCCGCCGGCGCGGGGCAGATCACCCTGGCCGACGTCGAGCGGGCCCTCTCGGCCCGGGTGGGCCCCTTCGCCGACCTGATGGCCGAGCAGGGGCTGGCCCCGGCCCAGTTCCAGGTGGAGGCCCTGCGCTCCAGCGCGGAGACGGCCGGCTGGGAGAACCTGTTCGTGCTGCGCCGGGGCACCTACTCCCCCCTGGTGGCCCAGGGCCCGGTGGCGGGCGTGCCCCCCGACGCCCTCCCGGGTGACCCGGTCGCTGGCTTCTCCCTGCGCGACCGCACCCGGATGGTGAAGTCGTTCGCCCCCGAGTCGGGGGGCATTGAGGTCGATCGGGACTACGTCAACCCGCCCCTGCCGGGCGAGCGGATCGAGCTCCACGTCCTGCACCCGGACTGGGAGCTGCGCCCGGCCGTGCTGCAGGGGCTCGAGCGCACCTTCTTGTTCGACCGCATCGCCCTGACGCCCTACGTCCCGCCGCCTCCCCCGCCGGAGATCCCGCCGGCGCCCCTGGTGCCGGGCGACCTGACCAGCGCCTACCCCTGGCTGACCGACCGCTCCAGCGTCTGGGGGGTGGAGTGGGGTGCCCCGTCCGACCCCTTCGTCGAGCCGACCCTGTCCTCGGGGATGACCGGCACCCTGGTGCGGGGCTGGGACGCCCTGCAAACGGCGACGGGCGTCCTGCTCACGCTGCCCGGGGGGCTGACCGGCCCGCGCTGGTTCGGGCAGGCGTCCTACCTGTGGGTGCTGGTGCGCCGCCCGGGCTGGAGCGTGGTCAACGGGGCCGAGTGGGCGCCGGGGCACGTCTGGGCCGACGACGACGGGCTGGTGGTGCCCCTGCCCTACGCGGTGGCCGGGGCGCACGTCGCCGCCTGGGACGTGGCCCGCACCCGCCTGATGCCGGGGGCCGCCACCGGGATGGCCCTGACCGAGAACGACTGCGGGCGGGAGCTCACCCGGCAGACGAACCGCTGGTTCCGGCCGGACGTGCGCCCGCCGGAGGACCGCTACCCGGTCGCCTCGCGGCTGACCATGCCCGGCGGCGGCTCGGGGCCGCACTGGAACCCCCGCACGCGGGCCGGCGGCGCCGGCTGGATCGTGAACGCCTGAGATGCCGTCTCCTTTCTCGCGCAGGAGGCCCTGGCCCTGGGATGCGAGGCTGCAGATCGGGGAGCCGCCCGACGAGTCGGACGTCGGGCTGGTGATCCCCGACGAGCTGGTCGGCAAGAGCGTCCAGTCGATGGCGAACGCCGTGCCCAACTCCCAGGAGTACGGCACCTCCGACCTGTACCGCGAGCGCAGCGCCGCCTTCCGGGGGCCCCTGCTGGGGTACGGCGAGGGCTCCCAGCGCTCCCAGAGCCTGAGCCGCTACCACTACGGCGAGAACGTCTGGATCTCCGGACTGTGGCGGGGCAAGGGGCCCCGCACGCACCTCCAGACGCCCGCGGTGGCGGCCACCGGGGGGCCGGTGCTGGGCTTCACCATCGGGCGCCACACGGGGGCACCCCCCGAGGCGGGCGGGCAGGCGGCGTTCGCCCTGGACGGGCGCTACGTCGTGCGCCGGGTGGACGACAGCACGGCCGGCTGGGTGGAGTCCCGGGACGGGGGCGCCGGGTTCGTCCACGAGAGCGCGGCCCGCTTCTTCCACGCCGGGGCGGGCGCCGCGGACCACCTGTACGTCGCCGGCCGGACCTCCGATACGGACGCCCTGGGCGAGCTCTGGCGCTACGACGGGGCCAGCTGGACGGAGGCCCCCGTCCCGGCGCGCTTCCTGGTGCGCCTGGACGACCGGCTGATCCGGGCCTGGGGGAACCAGACGAGCCAGTGCAGCGGCGACCCGATGGTGGCCGGGAACTGGACGGGCGGGATCCGGGTGGGCGACGACAACGACGTCATCTCGGGGATGTCCGCCGTGCAGGGCGTCCTGTACCTGTTCACCCGCACCGGCCGCATCTTCACCCTGAACGGGGACGGGACGACCAACGACCTGTTCCCGGGGCTGGCGAAGACGGCGCCCCTGGCGCACCTGGACGCGCCCGGGGGGCAGGCCACCCCCTGGCTGGACGCGATCTGGTTCCGCTCGCGAGACGCCTTCTACCGGCTGACCGGGCAGAACGGGGCCGTGATCGAGGAGGTGGGGCCGGGCCGCCTGGTGGACAACGGCTCCTACGTCTCCGGCCCCGTGCAGTGCTTCGCCGGCCACCAGCAGTGGTTCGGCTTCCTGGGGATCTACAACCCCACCCTGGGGGACAGCTTCCTCTTGCAGTACGGGGACTGGTATCCGCAGGAGGGGGGGCAGGATCCCGCCTTCACCTTCGTGGACGCCCTGCACGGGGCGCTCGTCCACTGGGTGGGCAAGCGGATCACCTCCTTGCAGACGACCGAGCTGGCCGGGCCCAACCCCCGGCTGTACTGCGGCTTCGACAACGGCACCATCGAGTACTTCGACCTCCCCCGGACGGGCCCGAACCCGTTCTCGCCGGACGCGCACTGCGAGTTCACGACGGCCCCGTCGTACCTCGTCTGGCCCCTGCACACCCTGCTGGCGAGCGCCGACCGCAAGGAGTACACCGAGGTCGCCATCTACGGCCCCCGGATCACCCCGGGGGACAGTGTGGAGGTGCGCTACGCGCTCGACCCGGTGCTGCTGCCTCAGGGGGCGCTGGGGGCGCCGCCGCCCCCGGGGTCGCCGGCCGTGCTGCCCCTGGCCCGGGCGCTGACCTCGCCGGGGGACGCGGTGGACTTCCCGAAAGACAGTTTCGCCTACGGGATCGTGCTGGAGGAGCGCTACCTGACCGACACGACCGGGTCGCTGGACGCCTACGGCACTCCGGTGGTCAGCGTGCTGGTGCTGCGCGAGCGCCTGCACCCCAAATTCAGGCTGGAGTGGACGTTCGTCACCCTGGCCGGGAACCGCATCGCCCGGCGCGACGGGGCGCCCGAGCGCCGCAGCGCCGACCAGCTGCTGGCCCACCTGACCAAGGCGGCGAGCGAGCCCAAGACGGTGACCCTGGAGCTGCCGTACGAGGTGACCAGCGGCTTCAGCTGGATCGGGTGGCAGCAGACCCTGCCCCCCAGCGGCAAGCGGTACGGGACGGAGACGGCCGTCGCGGTCGATCTGCTGGCGTTCCGGACGGAGGCGATCTTCGGCACGGTCGACCGGCTGGGCGACCTGACGGTGGACGGCCTGGGCAGCCGCACCGTGGACGACTTAGGGACTCTCTAGCGGGAGGGGGTGAGCGATTTGACGGTTACCACGCCGAAACTCGGGCTGCCCAAGGTCCAGGGCCCGGACAACAGTCGCGACTACCTCAAGGGGGCCATCTCCGGGGGCGGCCTCTGGCGGGCGCTGGAGATCCTCGACAACGCCATCCTGTCCACCGGGTCGATCACCCTGGACAACGCGACGTTGAACGACCCGACCATCGTCGGCTGGACGAACGCGCAGCATAACCACAGCTCGGCGGCGACGGCGGGCTCGACGCTGGGGCCGGCGACGACCCTGTCCACGCCGACCCTGCAGACGCCCGCCGTCAGCGGGGCGATGACGTTCGGGGGCGACGCCACCCTGCAGCGGACGGGCGCGGGACTCCTGCAGGTCGGGGGCACGACCAGCGCCCGGCTCGACCTCATGGCCGGGGCGACCTCCGGGGCCGCCTCGCTGGTCTTCGGGAAGGCCGGGGCGAACCCGCTGCGCTGGGGGTGGCAGGTGCCGGACGACGCCACGAACAGCCCCCTGACGCTGCTCGACTGGGGCCTGACGGGCACCGGCTTCGCGGAGCGGGCGCGGTGGACGCACGAAGGCACCCTCACCCTGTCCCCGGCTGCAGGCCAGTCGGCGCTCGCCATGCTGACGGGCGGGGGGGCAACGATCTGGTATCTGGCCCCCCTGGCTGCTGGGTTACAGGTGATCCAGTCCGCCGTCGGGCCGCGGGCGCAGATTAGCCCGCAAGGCACCCTCACCCTGACCCCGGACGCGGGGCAGCCCTCCGTGACCACTTCGCCGGGGCTCAACCTCGTCCTCGCGGCGGGCGGGTCCAGTAACGTCGTCGTCGATCCCCCGGGCAACTTCTTCGCCCCCAACCGGGACAACGCCATCGGCAACGGCGTCGGGAGCCTGCGCTGGACGGCCGTCTACGCCGTGGCCGGGGCGATCAACACCTCCTCCCGCGAAGCCAAGCAGGACATCACCCCCCTCGACCCGGCGGCGGCCCTGGCGGCCGTCCTGAACACCGATCCGGTCGTCTTCGACTACAAACCCCCGGAGCGGGACGCCACCTACTACGAGCTGCCGGACGATCCGGAGCAGGCCGAGGCGGTGCTCTACCAGCGGCTCACCAGCAGCCCGCTCGAGGAAGCGGCTCGCCACCAGGCCGGCTTCGTACTGCAGGACGCCACCGGGCAGTACCAGACCGACCCCCTGTTCGAGACGGGGGAGGGGCAGAGCAACGCCGCCAACTCGGTGGGGGTCATCCTCGCCGCGATCCACGCCCTGAGTAGCCGCCTCGACGCCCTCGAAGGAGCATAGCCATGGCCGCGACCGCACCGCCCCAGGTTGGAGTAACGGTAGACAAGGCGTCCCTGAACGCGAAGTTGGGGGCGAACGCGCAGAGCCTGAAGAAAGCCACCATCGGGCTGGCCGACCTCAACGACTGGGCCGCCGCGTATAGCGCCGAGCAGCTGGCCGAGGCGTACGGCTTCACCATCGAGGAGGCGAACCTGTTCAAGAGCGCGATGGGGGAGGTGCCCAGCGTCACCGCGGTGGTCGACGCCCTGCAGTGGCTCAGCAAGACCTGGGGTGCGTAGTGGTGGCCGCGCAGGCGCCGGCCGTGGGCAACGGCAGACCGTCCACCCCCCCCGCTCCGAAGCGGATCATGCTGACGTTCGGGCCCCTGACGGAGGCCCGGGCGCGCCAGATCCTCGAGGAGCAGTTGGCCGCGGTCTGGGCGGCGGCCCTGGAGAGCCACGGCTACGACTGGCGGGAGGGCTGGGCCTTGAAGTGGGAGGACTTCCGCTTGGAGATGGTGGGGCCGCCCCAGCAGCCTTCTGCTGCCCAGGCTGAGGCCGGGGTGGCCCCACCGTCGCACCCGCCGCACCCGCCGCACCCGGAGTAGCCGTGCCCACCACCTACGCCGTCCCCAGCACCAACGGCGTCTACGCCATCCTGGGCAGCCTGTCGTTTCTGGACCCGACGATGGGGGGCTACCTCTACCTGCAGTGGTCGAGCGCGGGCGGCTGTTACCACGAAGCCCTCGACCTCAATAGTTGCGGCGGGGGGGATGCGGATCTGGGGCAGCCGGTGGTGACGCCCCTGGACGGGGTGGTGGTCTACGTGGGCCGGGGCGACGGCTGGGGCCAGGACTTCGGGAACCACGTCGCCGTCTACGTGGACGACGCCCGGGCCATCGTGCCCTGCTACGTCCACGTCGCGCACCTCGACCAGATCCTCTGCCAGGAGGGGCAGCGCCTCGACGCCGGCGATCTGCTCGGGACGTGCGGGAAGACCGACAATCAACCGTACGCGCATACCCACGCCGCCCTCTGGCGGGAACCGCCGCCGGGCAACGACTGGAACTTCTGGCAGTCGGGCTACTCCCAGCAGTGGGTCGCCGACCACACGTACGACCCGCGGTGGTGGTTCAGCGCCAGCAGCGAGAAGGCGGGGAGCATGGGCCCCCCGGAGGACGAGATCCCCATGAGCACGACGGCCGCGGAGCGGGCGGGCTACAAGGCGTACTTCGAGAGCCTGGGCTACGGCCTGGACGTGGAGACGGCCATCGGGCAGCTGGTCTGCCTGTCCTACAAGCGGCTCGAGTCGCCCGGGCCCTGCATCGGTCCGGAGTACCCGGCCATGGCGCCGGACGGTAGCCAGGTGACGCGCCAGAATTTCACCTCGCGGATTGCTGAGGCGAAGCCCCTGCCGGACGGGACGTGGTGGACCGGCTATGTGGAAGTAGTGCTGCACCCGGAAGCGATCACCGGGTAGGGAGCGAGCCGATGCCCAGCGTCCACTTCATCCTGCTGCTCATCGCGGCCATCCTGGCCGCCATCGCGGCGATCTACGTGCCCCCGGCGCCGCCCCGCTACAGCCTGCTCGCGGCGGCGGTCTGCTTCCTGGCCCTGGCGTTCCTGTTCCCGGGCTGAGGGTGCGCCCGTGGACGCTCGCCGGGATCACCCTGGGCGTCCTGGTGGCGATCCTGGTGCTGCGCGCCTGCGGCGCGGCGGCCCAGGCGCAGCCCCTGCTCGTCATCTGCCACCTAAACGGGGACGGCACGTACACCCGGCTCACGTTCGCCCCGGGTGATCCGGACGCCCTGCCCCATCTGCGGAACCCGGACGACCTGATCAACCCGCCGGGGGGCGTCTGCCCCGAGAGTAACCGGACGCCGACGCCCTCGCGAACGGCTACGCTGACGGCGACATGGACGGCGACATGGACGGCGACCAGCACCCCGACCCCGACGGCCTCACCTACCGCTTCACCTTCGGCGAGCCCGTCGTCCTCGCCCACCCCGGCGACACCCTCACCATCACCCTCGGCCCCGACGGCGCCCACCGCTTCGTCCTCCGTGCCCCCAACGGCGCCCCCGTCAGCCACGGCAGCCTCACCCACCTCAACTTCCACGCCGTCACCGTCGAGCGGATCGAGCGGGGGAGGCTGCTGCCCGTTCGTCCCCAGCCCGAGCCGGTCACCCACGGCAACCTCACCCCCAACTCCGTCACCTACCGCGATCCTCCTGGCGTCACCACCTACGTCGGAGACCTCCCCGTTTTCGATGTCCGCGTCACCCACGACCACCGCCACCCCCACACCAAGCCCGACGACGTCCTCACCATCGACTACTGGCACCGACACGACCACACCCACCCCGGGGGACGACCCGACGCCCACGGCTACCGACACCTCCACGACCTCGACCGAGACGCCGACGCCGCCCTCCACGACCCCGGCCCCGGACACGGGCACGACGAGCGCGGAGACGACACCGGGCCGGGATACTCCGGAGCCACCGGATGACGTACCAGATCGAGCCGCACCTGAGGCACGACTTCCCGAGCCGCCGATGGTGGTCACGGTGGTGGTCGAGCGCCCCCTTCCGGCCATCACCGTCGTCCCGCCGCCGCCTCCAGCCGGTACGCAGGTCGTCGCCACCGCTGCCCTCCCCGCCACCCCGACCGTCCTCGTTCCGGTCGTGGTTCCGGCGCCGGCGCCGCCAGATGCTGATCTGGGAGGCGAAGGTGGGGAGGTGGTTCTACCTCCACCTCCCGGTCTTGCGCCTGGTCCCCCCCTCACACGTCCCCCCGGAGGTGGAGGTGCTGGCCCTGCGGGTGCTGCTGGCGGCCCTCTTCCTGGTCCTGATCGTGGAGACGGTGATGTTCATTCTGACGGTGCAGTCCAACTTCCCGTACCTGTCGAAGCGCTGATCCTGCTGGCGTCGGCCGCCCTGGGCTTCGGCCTGGGGATCCTGCGGGTGGTGACCGAACGACGATGAGCAGCGCGCCGCCGCCCCCGCGCCCGCTGACGCCGCGCGTGCCGGCGCCACAACCGGGGACGCAACCGGGGTCGGTCACCGCGGTGGCCCCGCCGGGCGGCGTCGCGACAGCGAGCAGCTCCCCCAACCCGGCCCCGGCGCAGGCGGCCCTCGCGGTCTTCATTTTTCGCGAGGTCATCGCCGTGCTGTTCGTCGGCGGCTGGTTACTCCTCTTCGCCGGGGAGCTGATTACCGGCAAGTACGAGGTGCCCTTCTGGTTCCACGCCGTGGGCGTGGGGGTGATGGCGTACGCCCTCGGGATAAACGTCGCGGAGCTGACGGCGTTTCGGCCGGGCACGATCGCCGCCGGTCGCTGACACCGGGGGCGGGGCCGGGGTCAGGTGCTCAAACCCGGGCAGGATCGCCTGCCGGAACACCGGGGCAGGCTTGGTCGGGGTTGTGGTCACGGTTGGGAGGGCCACCATGGTTGACTCCTCTCTGGCGGGGGCGTCGGGGTAGGCAGACCATAAGGGGAGCAGGGGCGCGGCCTGCAGGGCCTCGAGCCACCCCAGCAGTTGGGGCAGGTTCTTGTCCGGGCCGTACTTGAGGTAGGTGCCGTCGGCGCTGTGGTAGCCCCCCAGGACGGCGGCCCGGAGGCGCCGCCGGGTGTTGACCCGGCCGAGGTGGGTGTGCTTGCCCCGGCGCCGGGCCTCCCGGGCCAGGGCGTCGGCGGCCCCCGAGTTCTTCCAGGCGGTGGTGCCCCCGACGAAGAGGCAGTCGAACGCCTCCCAGGGCACGTCCAGGTCCTCCAGCCCGTCCTGAGCCACCAGGGCGGCGGGGTAGCCCAGGTCGCGCAGGCGGGGCAGCACGGGCAGCGAGCGGGCCAGCGTGGCGCCGGCGTCGCCCAGCACGTCCGGCGCGGTGGCGAAGAGGCAGCGCTCGCGGTGGGCCTCCCGGGCGCGCAGCCAGTCGAGGTACGCCTCGAGCGAGAAGGCCCCCGGGTTGGAGAAGCAGCCGGTGTCGCAGCCGAAGGGGAACCCCTCCAGGTGCGCGGCGGGGTAGCCCTGCTGGGGCGTGACCATCACGCCCAGTCCGATCCCGGAGGCGGAGGCGGCGGCGGCGCGGGCCCGCAGGCCGGCGAAGATCGCTCCGCTCAGGTAGATCACGCCACCCCGATCTGCGCCCGCCGCGCCCGCTTCGCCCGGCGGTAGGCCCACAGCACGGCGACGGCGATGAGGGTCGTCCAGGTCTTGCCGACCAGCTGGCCGGGCAGGAAGGCCAGCGAGCCGAAGGCCAGCCAGAGGAAGAGCGCGCTGTCGATGAGGGTGCCGACCGTGTTGGAGAGGAAGACGGCGGTCAGCCAGCGGCGCTCGCGCAGGGGGGAGTAGACGGCGAAGTCGGCGAGCTCGCTGGCGAGGAAGGCGACCCCGGAGGCGAGCGCCAGGGCGGGGCTGAGCAGGGCCGAGAGGCCCGCCCCGATGAGGATCGCGCCGACCGTCCAGCGCCGCCCCAGGGCGTCCTGGGTCAGGTCGCGGAAGGTGAAGGCGAACCCGGCGGCGTACACCCCGGCGGGGGCCAGCAGGCCGAAGCCGACCGGCACCAGGCCCAGCACGGTGATCATGAGGTTGGCGGCCACGATGGAGGCGATGTAGCCGAGCAGGGGCAGGTACTTCACGGGGTCACGGTTCGCTTTCTCGCTGGTGGTGAGGGTGAGTCAGGGTCTGGTGAGGGTGGGCTGGTTACGCCTGGTGAGTCAGGGGAGTGCCACGTCCCGGGCAGCTGCTGGAGGTCGGCCAGGGTGACGGTGTTCCGCCGGCGGTGGATCCGCTCCAGCGCGTCGGCCAGGGCGAGCAGCTGCAGGGCCGACCAGCCGGGCAGCGCCTCCGCGCAGGCGTAGACGGCGGCGGAGAGGTCGCGCTCGGCGGTGTCCGCCCCCAGCGCCGCCCGGCTGCGCTCGAGCAGGATCTGCAAGGCGGGGGGGGTGACGGGCGGCGCGCCCGCCAGCGCCACCTGGACGAGCCAGTAGTAGCGCTGCAGGTCGCGTTTGGCGATCGCGCCCACCTCCCCCGGCCGGGCGCGGCGGCGCAGCTCCGGGGCCATCAGCCCGGCCCGGAAGCTGATCATGGTCAGGCTGTCGATGCCGCCCTGTTTGACGGGAGTCAACAGGTCCGCCCCCAGCCCTCGCCCCAGTGGCCCAGCGCGCCGGTCCAGGGGCGAGCGAGCATCCACGCCGCGACGTGCGCGGCGGCCCAGGGATCGAAGCGCGCGGACGGATCGCCCCAGTACCCGGCCCGCGGGGCGTTCGCCCGCCAGGTGCCCGGCATGAACTGGAAGAGGCCGCCCGCGCCGCTGCCCTGGAAGTTGCTCACGCCGGGCAGAAAGCGCGACTCGCGGCGGGCGATCCGGTGCAGGCACCAGTAGTTGACCCCCTCGGTGCGCGAGGCGCTCTCCAGGGCGGCCCGCACGTCCGCACTCTGGGCGTGGCCGTTCTCGATCGCCGCGGCGGCGTAGATCCCGGCGAGCATCCCGCCGAGGAAGGCGCAGGCGATCAGCACGTAGCGGAAGGGCACGCTGCGCAGCCTCACCGGCCCGGCTCCGGGGACCCGTCCTCATCGCGGCCCTGCAGGGCCCGCGCCATCCGGTAGGCGACGTACCACCCGTCCGTCGGCAGTCCGGCGCTGTGCGTGCGCACCCCGATCTCGAAGTGCAGCAGGGCGATGGCGTTGCGCTCCTCCGCCGAGGACTCCGGCGGGGCGTCCTCCGGCCCCGTGACCTCCAGCACGGGCACCACCGCGAGCGCCTCAGTCGAAGTCCTCCGGGGCATCGGTCACCTCCCTCCGGGCCTCCTCGGCCCGGGACAGCACGACGTCGACGTGGGGCAGCTCGGGGGGCTCGGGGCGCCGCCGCACGACGTGCAGCTCCCAGACCCGGCAGTCGTCGACGAGCGCCCCGCCGTTCTGCAGGGCGTCCAGCACGGCGGTCAGCACCCGGTCGGTGTCCAGCTTCCCCCCGGCGACGATCTCCGCCTCGACCATCAGGGGCTGCCGGACCGGCGGGCGCTGCCACCCCGTTTGCGCCACCGCCTGGGCGACGTACAGCTGCCACACCCCCCGGCCGGCGACGTAGGCGTCCGGGTAGGCGGTGCGCTGCCCGCCCTGGCGCAGCGGCTGCGAGCGGGGCCGCTGCCAGGTGACCACGCCGGGGAGCCGGACGCGCAGGGCGTTCAGGGAGAGCGCCACCAGCGAGTCGTAGCCCTCCGGCGCGGCGGTCACACCAGGGCCCCGGTCGGGCTCGCTGCGCCGGGAGCCTCCCCCGCCGTTGGTGGCGGCGGGGGGCGCCAGTCCGGCGGCGGCGGGCCGGGATCCGGGGCGACGGTGGGCCCGGCCATGGGCATCAGCAGGGCGCGGTAGCCGTCCACGTCGGTGCGGAAGCGCACCGGCAGCAGGGGCGCCTCGGCGCGCAGCACGAGCGCTTTGCCCGGGGCGGTCTGCAGCAGGTCCAGCAGGAAGCCGATGGACAGGCCCAGCGTGATCGGCCGGGGCACCCGCTCCTGGCCCCCGGCCGGGGGCTCGAGCGTGGGCCACTGGCCGGAGAGGTCGATCTCGGCGCGCAGCCACGCCCGGTGCTCGCCGTCGGTGTTGCGGCAGACCAGGCGCAGGGCCTGCTCGGCGGGGGCGCCGGGATCCAGGGTGATGGACACCGGGGCGTAGTCGGTGGTGGTGGAGGGGCTCAGGGTGGGGGCGAAGAGGGAGGCCACCCGGACGTGGTAGAGCAGGGCGGCGCTGTCCACCCGGGCCTCCAGGGGGGCGCGCCCGTCGAAGTAGCGCTCCAGGTCGGGGTACTGCCCGATCTGCAGGCGCATCCGCAGCAGCAGCTCGGGGCACTCCTCGCCCGCCTTGTCCACCGCCGGGAGGCGCAGCTGCAGCAGGTTGGGCACGGCCTCCCGGTCGGCGGGCAGCACGTCCACCACCACGGTGTTGCCCTCGGGCTGGCGCTTCAGCAGGGGCAGCAGCAGGCGCACCGCCCGCAGCGGCACCAGGACGCCGCCGTGCGGCCCGGCCAGCCGGCGATCGACGGTGAGCACGGGGCGGTCGTCCCCGCGCTGGGCGTCCACCCCGGCCACCTCGGCGGACACGACGCGGTTGCCGTCCACGGCCTGGGCGCGGATGTAGCGCCCCCAGTCGCCGCTCTCGGCCCACTCTTCGGCCTGCAGCCGGACGCTGGCGAGGTGGGGCCGCTCGACGTCCTTCTCGGAGGCGGCAGCGACGGCGGCCTGCTCGAGCAGCAGCGCCAGGGAGAGCGCCGGGAGCGTCAACGGCGGATCCGGCTGGTCCCCCGCCACCAGCGTCTCTCCGGGGGGCACGTCGAAGGGGCTGCCGATGGGGAACTCGGCGTGGTCGGCGCCGACCACGTTGGCGGCGCCGTCGGCCGTGATGACCCGCACCAGCTGGGGGGCCAGGGGCACCAGGCGGCACTCGGGGCCGCTGCCGCCGATGCGGGTGACCAGATCCGAGAGCAGCCGTCCGGGGAGCAGCACCTCCCAGAGGGGCGCGCTGCGGTCGGGGGCGTCGCGAGCGGCGTCGAAGAGGGAGCGGGTGCCCCCGGCTGCGACCACCGGGACCGACGCGGCGACGGTGGTGTCCAGGTCGGAGGCGACGAGCTCGACGCCGTTGGGGTAGGCCCGGAGCCAGAAGTGGGACAGGACCGGGATGGTGGTGCGGCTGGGCAGCACCCCGGCCAGGGCGGACAGGGCGCCCCGGAGGTGGGGCAGCGACACGGTAACCGGTGGGGGCTTGACCGGCGGCGCGGTGACGGCGGGCGGGGCGAGGGCGGTCATTGTCCGGCCCTTTCCGCTACGGGCTGCAGTTCAGGCAGCTGACGGACGGTGTCCTTGACCGTGGCGAAGCTCTCGCCGACGGGGCGCAGCGACACCGGGATGGGGATCGTGCGCCGGGTAACCGGATCGAAGCGGCCGAGCATATTCGGTGCGCTCCTGGCCAGCAGGGCGCGGGCCTGTTCTCGAGCGGACAGGCTGGACTCGGCGGTGGGGGCCGGATACCGGGCGTCGGTCGGATCGTAGCCCTGCCAGAGGGCGGCGTCCCGCTGCCGCTGGCGGGCCTCCACCTTGCTGGTCGCTTCGGAGAGGCGGTCGTGCCAGATTTGCGGTACTCCGACGTACTTGAACCCTTCCTGCTTGAAGGAGGCGGCGGCGGTCAGCACGATCTCCCGCTGGGCGGCCAGGGGCCGGTCGCTCAGGGCGTCGGCGATCGTCCGCCGCACTCCGGGATCCAGGGCGATGTGCCCCAGGTACTCCCGCAGCTCCGACACGATCCGGTCGGTCCGGGCGAAGGCGTCGCCCCCGAGCTTTTTTGAAGCGGGGGGGGTGACCGGCGGCGGCCGGTCAACGGGCGGTGGCTTCGGCGGTGTGGAGTCTTGGCCGCCTAATACCACTGCGGCGGCTGGTCCACCCCCCCCTTCTGAATCTCTGATTCTCTCTGATTCAATAGGGAACGGACTCTGGTGCCCGTTTGCCTGGGCAGAGATGTCCGTTGCTACGGACATCTGCGGCGGTTCCGGGGCTGCGGCCGCTGCCGCGGATGTCCGTTCTGGCTCGGGAACGGACATCGCTGTCCGGTCCTGATCTGGTGGCTCGTCGTCGGGAACGGACATCTGTGTCCACGGCACGCCCGTCGGCTGGGTCGGCGGCGGCACGCGGTGGAGGTGGATGCGCAGGCCGTTGCGGTAGCGCACGCTCTCCATCCAGCCGGCGCGCTCGATCGTCGCGAACCAGCGCCGGACGGTGCGCTCGTCGACGCGCAGCTTCTCGGCGGCGGCGAGGTGGGTGTAGCTGGCGCCCCGGGGCAGCTTGCCGGAGGTGTGCTCGGTCAGGCTCCAGAGGTACGTCCACAAGTGCGCCGGGCTGGCCGGGATCATCGTGAGCATCTCCGGCTCGAGCCACTCCAGGGGCAGGGGCGCCCAGGGCACCGTCTTGGGGCCGTCGGTCAGGATCATGCGGACTGCTCCTTGAGTGGGGATTGCCGGAGGTGCTGGAAGCTCGGGGCCTGCGGGGTGAGGCCGAGGATGCCGGCGAGGCGCCGCCGGGCCTCCGCGGCGGCGGGTCCGGCCGACCAGTCGGGCTGCTCCAGGGCGTGGACGTAGCTGCGGCTCATCCCCGCCCGCTGGGCCAGCTCCCGCTGGGACAGTCCGGCGCTGCGCCGCGCCCGGCCGAGATCCCCGGGCAGGGGCCACGCCGGGGGCGGGGCGAGGCCCCAGCGCTGCAGCACCAGGGAGACGGGCGTCCGGGTGGTGAAGCGCTGGCGCTCGGCGCGTTGCCGGCGGATCTCCTCGAGGCGCTTGCGGGCCCGCTCGACCACCTCGGGAGCGGGCGCGGGCGGCTCGACCGGCAGGGGGGCGTCCGGCAGGGGAACGTCCGGCAGGATGCGCTGGTGGGTGTCCAGGATGGCCCAGGCGATCTGGAGCCAGCGGCGGTGCTCCTCCGGCGTGAAGTCCGGGCGCCACTCCAGGTCGGCCAGGGTGACCCCGGCGAGGGCGGTGGGGGCGGAGAGGGCGATCACCGGGTGGACGCCGCGCCGGCGACCGGGGAGCATCAGCTCCCGCCCCGCCGCGTGGACTGCAGCTGGGCGATCTGCTGCGCCGCCTGGTCGAAGGTCAAGCCCTCCGTCTTGACCGTGATCCGGGCGGCCCGGGCCAGGTTCTGCAGGGCGTTCAGCTGCTCCGGGGTGGCCGGGCTGTTGGGGTCCTGCTTGACCGCCCGGGGGGCTGCCCCTGGCCAGGCGGCGCTGACCCCCTCCTCGGGCTTCTGCTGCCCGTCGTGCCCCTCCTCGGTTCCCTCGCCCCCCAGCTCCTCAAGGGCGGCGGTGCCGATGTTCACCGCGTCGCGCAGGGCGCGGGCCTTCGCCCGGGTTTCGGCCATCCGGATCAGGTGGGGGGCCATCATCCGGGTCACGTTGGTCGGGTTGGCGTCCCCCAGCCCCTGGAACACGCGCTCCCCCCGCTCGTCCTGCAGGGTCACCGTGGCGTGGGCGATGGCGACCATCCCGTTCAGCTCGGAGGGCACCTGGACGAGGTTCGTGGAGATCCCCGTCAGCCCCAGCTGGTGCGCGTAGTCCAGCAGCCCGGCGTACAGGGAGAAGCTGCGCCCCTCCCGCTGGACGATGAACTCCCGGCGGAAGGCGGGACCCCCCGGTGCCGCACGCTCCGCACTGCCGTCCGCGTCCGCTGCCGCCGCCGCTGCGGTAACCGCCGCTGCCGGGCCATCCGTCCCCCCGGTAGACATGGGCGTGGCCTTCCCGTATGGTCTGGGTGCAAGCACTCGTTGAGCTCCTCTCCTGGTGTTCCGTGTGCGTGCCGGCGGCCCCGGGTGTTCTTCGCACGTTCCTCCGGGGCAAACCGCCCGCCTTCTTCTCGGGGAAGGCGGGCGGTTGTCGTTTGTCCCCAGGCGATCGAAACCCCAGGTCTGCCGGTGTCCACCGTTTATACTGAAGAAAGGGTATGCGGCGCAAGGGGATTCCCTCTGTTTTTTCGGTGTGCTACGATCTGCGGCACAAGACCGCACTCGGCCGCACAACGGGGAACCTGGGAAGTGCGACCGAGTGCGCTGAAGCAGGAGGAGATGGGACGATGACCGCAGTCGAAGAGGCGTCACCGCTGCGGGAGAGCCCCGCGGAGGCGGCGGCCCGGCGTCGGCGGGAGATCCGGGCGCGGATGCACTGGACGCGGGCGAAGCTGGAGCAGCTGGAGCGGGAGCAGGCCGCGCTGGTGGCGGCGATCGAGGGCGCCAAGGCGGCCGCGAGCGCCGGAACGGCCGCGGCGGTGCCGGATCTGCGCGCCATCCGCGCTGAGGCGGTGGCCGCGGAGGGCGACACGCCGCACGTCATCCGTACCGTGGGTGGCTACATCAGCCTGCCCTACGCGGCGGAACTGTTCGGCGTCAACCGCGGCCGCCTGCAGACGGCCGCGTGGAACGGTCTGCTGCCGGCGATCAAGGCGGACACCACCCGCACCGCCCCCTGGATGGTCACCATCAAGGACGTGGCCCGCTACCTGATGGACTACCCCGTCCACCGCCGGGGCGGGCGCCCCCTGGGGTCGAAGCCGAAGACCCCCGAGGAGCGGCAGTACGAGGCCGACGTCCACGCCGCCACGCGGGAGAAGTACTGCCCCTGGCACCCCTCCCAGCAGCAGGCGCCGCCGCAGCCGCCGCAGCCCGCCGCGGGCGAGTAAGCGCGCCGGATCCGCGCAGGACCGGCGTCAGACCTGGGCGCGGGTCATGACCCCGCATCCGTGGAGGCGCCGTAGCAGAGGCCACCGACCGTGGGACGTCGGTGGCCTCTGTGTGTCTCGAAGGGGAGCACCCGGCGGCAACTGCCGTCGCTGGCGCACTCGGGTCATGCCACCTCGTCGTCCTGGGGCGCGCTCTCGATCCCCCGCAAGAACTGCCGCAGGTAGAGGTTGCGCACGGCCGGCTCCATCGCCATGAGGCGATCGTCCAGGCGCTGGTGCAGGCGCTCGGAGGTCGCCGCCGCCGCCCGGTGGGCCTGCAGGAGCTCCTCGGCCGTGGGCACCGCCTCCGCCACCCGGGGGCGCAACAGCTGCGGGGGGTGCGCCGTTCCGGAGGTGGGATGCGCATCGCGCAGCTGCAGGTAGCGACGCACGGCCCCGACCGTGGTGAAGACGGCACCGCCCTTGTGCTGGGAGGGCAGCTCGCCCTTGCGCATGACCTCCCAGGCCCGGCGTTTCGACCGCTGGATCATGATCGCCACCTCGGGGGCGCGCACGATCCGGTCGTCCCCCCCCGGACCGCTTCCCCCGCCGCCCCCGCTTCCCCCGCCGCCCCCGCCGCCCGCCACCGCGGGAGGGGTATACGCCTGGTGCGTCATCTGCCCGGCCTGCCCGTGCGGTGCGCCCCCGGTTGCCCCGGCCAGGGTGCCCCCGCTGCTCGCTGCGATCCCCTGTTGCACTGATCATTCATCCTCTACGACCGCAGGGGGGGGTGAGGGATGACGCGCCTCCCACGCCGACCGCCGTCCCGGGCCGGTCCGCCGCGACCGCCCCGTGTGGCCCGCCTCCACCCTGGTAGTGCGACCGACTGCGGTCGCACGCCGCAAACCCTATACGTCAGGTAGCACCGTCGTCAACATGGCGGCCGCCGTGGCCGCGGCCGGTCCCGCACGCCCACCCTACCAGGAGCCGGCGGCACCCGCCGCGGCGGTCGGGCCTGCCGGTAGCGCCGCCGCATCTTCTACTACTACGTGCTTCTCCGCGTCCTCCTGGTCCTCCGGGCGCCGCGCGTACTGCCCGGGGGCGGTGCGCACCAGGGCGATCTGGCCCGGGCGGGGCCGCTTGGTGCGGTCGGCGAGGAAGCCGGCGACGCGCCGCCCGGCGTCCTCATCGGCCATCCCGTAGGCCGCCAGGTGGGCGGCCTTCAGCTCGGTGAAGGCGAAGCGCGGGTGCTCCCGGACGAACGCCTCGAAGAAGGCCCGCTGGCCGAGGACGGCCCCCGGGGCGCTCGCCCCCCGCAGGCGGGGCCCGGTGGCCAGGCGCGCCGCCGCCGCCTCCTTGCTGATGTGGAGCCGCCGGGCGTAGTCGTCGACGGCGGCCTGATCGGGGGCCGGTGCGTGCGCGGGTCCGAGGCTCGCCGGTTCGATGATGGAGGGGGTGCCGGGGAGTTTTGCGGTACGCTGCGCGACCACCGGCGCCACCACGCCCCCGCGCAGCACGACCAGGGCGGCCTCGATCCCCCGGCTGGCCCGGTCGCGCTTCCGGTGGGCGTCCGCTAACTTGGCCTCGAGCTCCTCCAGCTCCAGCCGGGCCAGCTCCCGATCCTCGCCCAGGCGCCGCACCTCGGTGTTGAGGCGATCGAGGGTCGCCAGCCCGGAGGCGACGAAGGCTTCCAGGGGGTCCGGCTCGGGTTCCGGCGGCGGCGTGGGGGCCGCCGGCGCCTCGGGGGCGGCCAGGGCCGCCGGTTGCTGACCGTTCGGTGACGGCGCGGGCGCGGGCGGCGGGGGCGGGGCCGCCGCTTCAGGTGGTGCCCCCTCGGGGGCGGGACCGGGTTGGGTGCGGATCTCGTTCGCCACGTTCAACGCACGCCCCTCTCTGATGACTGCGTCCACGGTGTCCGGCCCCTGTCTGCTGAGCGTCGCGGAGACGGCGAAGGCGAGCGCGTCCACCGTCTTGTGGGTCAGGGGGGCTTGCTTGACCATCCGGTAGGAGGTACGGAACGTCGGTTCGTCGAGGGTGTACGTGCGCCCGCCGTGCCGTTTCTCTTTGGTGAAGATCACCCGCCCCGCCGCCGAGAGGCGCTCCACCGTGACGCGCAGGCCGATCTGGTGGCCCTGCGTGCCCCGGCCCTCCCAGATCTGCCCGGCGAGGACGGGGCCGTCCAGTTGGGCCTGCTCGATGAGCCCGCCCGGGATCTCGGTTCGCAGCCGCTGCATCCGTTAGCCCTCCTCCGGTTTCCGGTGCTGCTGGTGCGGTCCTTCCGGCCGCACCAATGCGTCGACCCGCTGCAGGCGCTCCCCGATCCAGTGGGCGACGTTCACGATTAACGCATTCCCGATCGCCCGGTACCGCTGGGAGTCCGCGGCGGGCTTCCCCTTGTAGGTGATCAGCGTCCAGTCGTCCGGCAGCGCTTGCAAGCGTTCGCACTCCCGCGGGGTGAGGCGCCGCACGGTGGCGCCCCGCACGGCCAGGGTTTCCACGCTGGGGTCAAGGCGCTGTTCGTGGCTGGCCAGGCTGCGCACGGCGCCGTCGTCCAGGGTGGCCACGAACGTCTCGGTTTCCAGGTCGTCGTGCTTGTGGTGGCTGGTGATCGGCCGGGACACCGCATCGGTGAATACCGCCTGCCCATCCTGGTTCAGGGCGGGCATCCCCTCGGGGAGCGACACCGGGTCCTGGGTGTGGTCCAGCCCGATCGC